AGCCACAACCTGCATATAAGGGCTACGATCCCACCCAGGAGGCATATCGAAGTACTCGTGAACAAGCTCCTCAAGTATAACAGGCGCAAAAGGTCTAAACTTTTGTCTACGTTTGATTTCATTTACTTGATCCTTAATGTCTGGACCTCTAGGGTCCGCTAATAAACTACGGTTACCAAGGGCTCTAGGTCCAAACTCTGCCCGCCCGCTGGCTACCCCAACAATTTTGTTAGTAACCAACTCGGAAATGATATCTTTAACAGGATAACGGCCAGCAATATTAGTGCCCAAGAAAGCATTATCCCAAACCAATCTTCTGCCCACTGCCATTGCAGCCGCGCCAAGGCTACTGCCAGCATCACCAGGATTAGGCATAATCCAAATGTTATCAAAATACTCTCCTAGAATTCTATTTGCACTACAGTTAAGTGCTACTCCGCCGCAGTATACTAAATTTTCACTATAACCAATATCACTGGCTTTAATCATTATATTACCAATTAAGTCTTCTGTCAACTCTTGTACCTGCGCGGCCATGTCCATAGGGTCATTGGGATAGACTATGTCATCAGTTAATCCTAGGTGTAGATTCTGTTTGAACACGATGTTTTTTTCATCGTGTAATAGAGATGCTCTTAGTCGCAAACTACGAAGATCTACCACCTGACCCCATCCAGCCATGCCCATTAAGATATATTCTTCATCTAGTGGTTTGAGTCCAGCTTGCTTGGTAAAGGCACTGTACATCAGACCAATGCTGTGCGGATACTTTTGCCCCCACAATTTTTTATACACGGCCTTGCCACGGTCATCATAGTAACTATGCCAGATACTAATAGTGTCCCACTCGCCTATTGCATCAATGACAACCACCGTGGCATCTGTAAATGAGCTTGTTTGAAAACCTGCGGCCGCATGTGTTAAGTGATGGTTGTAACTCTTAATAGGTAATTTATCTAGACTTAACTTAGGTAATTGTTGTTTTAATATACCTGAGACAGTCCATGGTGTTTTTAATTCACTCCACTGGCCAGCATACAATTGACGAGCCTTTTTAACCCACGGACGCTCATAGTATGCTATACGGTCTATGGATCCATACTTAAGCGCATCTTTGATTAATGGTTCATTTAAGTTACTGTCGTGTTTACGTTTGCTGTATCGTTCAGCATGTCCAGCAAACAGTATCTTCCCATCATCATTGATGAGAGTTACTGCCGCATCATGAAACCCCGCAGAAATTCCTAAGATATTCATATATTATTTTTTCAGCCTCAACGTGTGCAGGTTCCAATGGATGTGTAGTAGCAAAAGGAAATTTGTTCTGTTCTGCCCATTCATAAAACCCTAGGTTTGTAGGAAACCACATCCAATTACGATAATTTAATTGCTGTAATAAAGTAGTCAGTGTTGCATCATTTTTAAAATGACTGGTGTTATTCAAACTATGATCTACCATGGTAAACAGATAAGGTATTTTTTTCAATTCTAAATATTGTTGCATCATAACTATCTCGCATAATGATGCGTATAATTCCCAATATTCAAATGTACCTACATAGTGATAAAATACTTTGGCAAACTGAAATATTCCTTTTTCTTTATCTTTGGCTATTTTAGACACATGCCAGTCAAAGACCACAGGATTATCGTTGTGAAAGTATTCTTTAATAGACTTTGAATCGTCTATTATAGACCATGAAGTTAACTGTTCCCACTCGTCTGCAATTCTAAATTCGTATCTTCCAGGAAATGTCCAAGTAATTAACACTAAGCCAATATCATCTTTCATTGCTTCGCAGGCATTCATAGTTTCTCTGCGTATAGCACTATTTGATCTACCTGGCATTGCCGCGCAATGATAGTCCATGCTTAGACGTTTGGCCAGCAGTGCTGGATATGTATGTTGGCTAGGACAAAACTTGCAGTCAGCAAGTTCATTGCCGTAGGTAAAACTATCACCGCCAGCAATTAACGTAGCCACGACAGTTGTTCCATATAATTGTAAATTTTGTCTGCTACCCTAGCATGTCCTTGTTCTAAAAAATGCTTACGAGGACCTTGAGGTGTACTGTCAGTCCATTCCATCATTGACTGATCAGGCCACCCTAGAAAATATTTTAATTCAATTTGACCTATTAGATCTTTATGCACAAGACTTTTTCTTTCTGTACTCTGATGATTTCCAAATGCGTCTAACATCAGATATTTTTTATTATGTGTTTTTAAATAGTTTTGTAATAATATATTGTTAATCAAATACTGTCTATATAGGTATTGGTCATTGTGATTCCAATTGATATGATCTATTAGCCATTTTCTCCAAGGTGCTAGATGCTCATGTGGCAGTGGGCTACACCCTGGCCATAGGTCATATGTACCCGCACTGTCTGACCATTCTATCCTAGCAAAATGGCTCCATGCTATGACTACCATATCATAGTTATTAATTTGTTCTATACAGGTTCTAACCATACGAGTATTGCCAGTCCCTGGTTTTGCTAAGTTAGTTACTTCATAGCCTATTTTTTCTGCCAATAGATAAGGCCAAGCAGAATTTAAATCTGCTAGTTCTTCCCCGTAGGTAAAACTATCTCCAACTGTTAATAATCGCATTATTTGTAAATAAAAGGATCTCTTTTACGAAGTTCTTTTAACTTCTTACGATAGTGTAATTCTAATTTGATACGATTATAAAGATTTCGTAACCACTTCATTGAATTTCTCCTTAAGTAATTCATGCGCAGCTAAATGTGCGGCTTCTAGAGGGTGCCCGTCTGAACCCATACTGTACTTATTTTCTATTGCCCATTGGTAAAATCCTCTTGGTCTACAGGTGTCATGAGGATCTGTTCCTGCCGGAAACATATACCAATGGTCCCACGCTATCTGCGGATTATCAGAGACTACACAGTTATCTACACAGGTAAACAAATAAGGAATATTATTCAATGTTAAATAATTTTGCAGTTCTAGTATTTCACTGTCACTGTCTAATTTGTTGTCTCTACTAGGCCAACTCCAACATACTATCACTAGGTGTTTGAGGTTAAATTCAACCAGTGGCATACAAGTATCTATCACTCTACGACATATTTCTTTATTGCCCAACCCAGGATATGCTGAGCACACATAGTTATTACCTGACAGCAGCGCCGTGAATGTTTTACGGCTGTAACCATCAGGCCCGCCATGTGGGCTGTCTGCAAGCTCACTGCCCCATATATGACTATCACCCCCTGCTACTGTAATCATATCCTGGTTTCATCATTGCTATTTGTTGTTGTTTATAGTCTGAATCTGTCCAACAATAGTCAAAAGTATTAGCAATTCCATTGACTTCTATACGGTATATGTCTAGGTAGTTTGACATCTTAGTCCAGATCTCTTCAATGTTGTCAGTACCAAAACTGGCCATTAGATCTACACGACCAATTGGCAAATATCCTAAACTTAGTTTAGTGTCTGCAGGATCCAAATTGTTATCCACTAGCCATTGAGTAAATTCTGCTTGCTCTTTATCATGCCAAGGATACTTGCCGCCCTTGGTAACATCACGACTCCACTCTACATCAAATTCACCACTGTAATATTGTAGCTGTGTGATAGCGTCACAGACTGTACGATCCAAATTTGGGGCATGCTCATCACGCCATACTTCAAATAGAGTTTTGCCTATTTGTGTCCAATGCATATAGACTCTGCCAAATTCTCTATCATACCCATTAGATAAAAATCCTTGACGATGTTGGTCTAATAGTGGATAGCGTTTGACTAACGGAAAAGTAGTTATCTGACTAGGGCGTATCCAGTCTGGGGCCATGGCTTTTTTACGTTGGCTTAGTATTAGGTTTTCTAACTCATGACATATGGTATTCAATTCGCGTATTGCATACTTTGTTTCATAGTCAGCATATTTGTAGTAGGGGCTTAAGTTATCCACAGTGCCCTGTAACAATTCAAAATGATTATGCAGTTGATTTAATATACCATGTTTTGGACTCAATCCAATATTAGCATCATCTTTGATGTATAGATCAGGTAGATTATATTCAGCTGGAAACCTTACAGTATTTGGATGAAACCATTCTTCAATGATATAAGGGCGCAGACCGTGATCTTGCCACACTTTAGTTTGATTAAATCTATTAATGGTTTCAATTGATGTGTTTAATTCACTGCAAAGAAACTCTAATGTACGTTTGCTGTCAGGCCAACCTAGAAAACAAAAGTTTTTTTCTAAAAGTAGTTTTGAATTGAGTATTTCTTGTAGTGCTGATATCCAATCTTGTGCAAGTTTGTGATCATCAGCAATGATATAATAGTCAAGAAAATCCGTTTTGTCTAACGGATTGCGTAGAGTTACTTTAACCGATTGATTGGTACCATTCAAATACATCGCGTCTTTCCAATAAAATATCAGCCAAAATTAAGTCATCTTGGCGAATCGTTTCTAATTGTAACACACGATGCTTGCCTTTGTCAAGAGCAATCTGCCATTCATTGGGCCACTGTTCTTGGAAGGTTGGGCGAGTTTTAAGCTGTATTAACATGTCCCTAAGTTGGCTATTTGCTAGTCCAATGCTATCGGGTCCGCCATCCAAAAGTTCATCTATCCAAGGGTGTAATATTGACTTGGGTAGGGCCAAGGGTGACATGATAATATTAGGGCTAAAACTAAAGACAACTTTGGCTAAGATGTCTACACCCAATTCTGTTGCTAACTGCTCAATATTACGAAGTTCAAACATACCCGGCAGGGTAAGTGTGAAGTCTAACCTCATCTGACGGCGGTGCGTAGCGATTCCAAGGCCTTCCTTAAAGTTATCAACCCACGCTTGATAGTCGAGACCTGTGCGTATATATTCTCCAATTCTGCCTGTACCATCAAGGCTTGCACATATTTGCCAGTCACGTAGCCTGCTGAGAATATCAGTATAGAGATTGACGCCGCGATAATTGACGCGACTAAGATTTGTGTTGTATCTAGCATAAACATTTTTACCATCTCCCAGTTCAACAATGCGCTGCATATAGCGCCAATGTTGTTCGTACATCAAGGGCTCACCGCCAACCCAATATACTTCCTCGATTTGATGATTCTCTACCGCAGATGAAAATTCTTCTTCAATCTGCCCGTCCTGGAATGCTTCAATTTGACGTTTGATAGTAGGCTGCATCCAATTATTCTTTGGATCACCCCAATTGATCATGTTATGTTGTCTTTGTTCACTCTCCCACGCACTAGACAACATATCACCGCACATACGACACTTAAAGTTGCAGAGATTACTAAAACGATAATCCCAACTTACAGGCCGCATAGTTGTCGTTCCCTCTGCGTCTGTAGTGTCCCATATACTATTGTACTTATGAGCAAACAGTTGATCAAAATAACTACGGTAAACGCTTGTGTTCAATAATTTATCATTGCAGACTTCACATTCAGGTAAGGTTTCACCTGCCATCATACGCACACGCACATCTTTCATATGTTCGCTGTTCCAGTGTTCCTCTAGAGTAATAGGAATATACTTGCCTGTACCACTAGCAGTGTCAATATACTGTTTAAAGTTTTGTGCAGGCTCGCGACTAGCACAACACATTCGTCGCTCAGTCTGCGGACTTAGGTATGTGTGTACCCAAGGTGCTAGGCAAAGTGTCTTAGGTTTGTCCATATCCCATGGCCTTGGCAATTTCATTGTGTGAGTTTAAGAAACTTTGTTCTCTATATTTGTCCGTGGTCTGCATTTTTTGCAAAAATTCTTCACCGTCACTGCCTTGACCATTACGAATAAATTTCACTATACGCATGATCTCTGCACGATGCTTGGGATGAAACTGATGATTTTCTAATCTATCGATCACTAACGCCTGCGCCGCGGGAGTCATGCGGCTGATACACATGTGCCAGGGATCATGTAACATATTAAAGTATACATGATCAAATGTTTGGTCTTCAATCCAACGACAAATCTCTGGCAGATAGTAGACATTTTGTATGTTTACTGTTAGACATAACTGTGTTGAAAATTTAGCACTACGCATTGAATTAAATTTAACTAAATTGTTTTGTACTATATTCCAATCAGCGCCATAACGCTCATATTCAAATCGTTCTTTAGTATTGTCAATGCTAAATGCTACTTCAACATGTTTAAAATGACTCCATATGTTATAGCAGTCAGGAAACACAGTGCCATTGGTGTTGTAGTGTATTTCAATATTTTTAGCATAGTCGTGATCTACAGCATATTGTAATAGATCAAAATGCTGTTGAATAAGGAAAGGTTCGCCACCTGTGAATTCAAAGTATTTAATGTTAGGCAGTAGAGCTTTTAGGTTATCCCAGAATTGAGGATTTTCTCTAGGCCAAGCACCATCAGTGAGAAACTTGTAAGCAAGATGTTCTTTACGATTAATACCTGGTACGTAGTCCATCTCTTCTTTAGCCCACTTACTACTTGACCAACTTCCACAAATACGGCACTTAAGATTACAGATATTGCCCAACTTAAGGTCAATAAACCACAACTGATCAGGATTGACATTGTTAAAATCCACAAGATCATAGTATTCCTTTAGTCTAATGCGACTGTTCATGCGCTTGCTAGTACGTCCAGCGGCTTCTTCATCCCAGCAACGCTGGCAGGTACTAGGCTTATTACCAGCGAGAAAATCCTTGCGTAGATCCTGCATGTAGTCACTGTGATATATTTCTTCAAGAGTATGCTCTCTGAGATTATACCCAGAGATTTCATCTTTGGCTAAACAGCAAGGACGAGCTGTGCCTATAGGACTGGTTTCAATACTAATCCAAGGTAGCATACAAATTTTTTCAGGCAACATAAGTTCTCAATGTTTGTAATTCTGGGAATGTAGCTTCAAATGATTCTTTACGATACGCATCATGTATGTCGTTCACACGAAAGAATTCACCTAGTAAATGTGTTTTAGAATTGTTTTGGTACATAAAGTTAATTATGCCTTCATAGCCACTGACTGCACGCTTTAAATGGTCCTGGGGTGTCAGCCACTCAATATGGTCAACAATCTTATTGCGTATGTGATCTTTTAATACACTAGGCAGTACATCAATTCTGTCGCGCTCTGGACCTTGTAGAATATTAATATTCCAGTCTTGTGCTTTGATGTATCCTTTATTGACCCACTCTCGATGAAAGTCAGGTAAGTGATGTACATTGTATAGGCTAACTGTACTACTTACATAAAAGTCTGTAGTTGGGCATACTTCCAACATCTGTTCACGATTGCGTTCAATTTGATCCCATTTAGTACCTTTACGAATATATTCAGCACGTGGACCCATAGCATCCAAACTAGCACCAACACTGACATTCTTGAACAGCTTCCAATAGTCAAGTACATTATCATCTTTTAAGTTTAAGCGACTAAAGTTTGTGTTATAGATTAGCTTAACATCAAACATTTCACGTTTAACTAGTTCTTTAAGTATACGATAATGCTCTTCCATCATCATGGGTTCGCCGCCAGCAAAGTATACCTGTTCTAAGTAAGGTATATGTGGTTCTAACTGTTCCCACATGTCTAATTCAGTGCGACCTGCAAACATGATCTTAGGATAGTTACGTTTGCCGTATAGGTCTTCTTCCTCAGTGTACCAACTTGAACTAAACCAACCACCACAGGTTCTGCAGGTAAAGTTACATAGGTTACTAAACCGCACATCATAGTAGCGTAACTTAAAGTCGTCATATGAGCCATCTGGTTTAGTAGCATCAACTAGACCAATATGATGACCAAAGTTTTTATTAGTACTGTTACGCATACTCATAAATCCTGATGCTTCTTGTTCGTAGCACTTAGTACATTCTTTGCATGGTTTTTCTGCTAGCATATTTGCACGCATTTCTTTATATGCAGATTGATTCCACACTACTTCCATACTATCTTGTTTAAAGTTGCCAATTGGATATTTGTCATCGCCCAAACAACAAGGATAAGCACGACCATCAGGAAAGGCATGCATGTGTATCCAAGGAATCATACAGAATCGATCACTAGCAGTTAGGCGATCTAACTGATCAGGTCGTAGATCAGCTTCATCTATATACACAGGCTTGCGTGTATGATAGTTATGATTTTTATAATATTCTGTTTCTTTACTCATAGAGTATCATACCATTCAGCTAATTGTGGAAAGGTATGTCTGAAGTCTTTGCCACGTCGTTGATCATACTGTTCATAGAAGTTCTTAAAGTCACGTTGTAATACTTCACGTGATAATGCACCACTGTGTGGACTATCTACTGTCTGTAGGTATTCAACCAATCTATCAAGTTGATTGAATTCATATTCGTGTAGATATTCACGGGCAGCATTTCCAAATCGTCCTAGTTCATGGGCAAACTCTACACGCATCTCTAAAGGCAATATCAATGGACTTTGGAAACTAGGGAATCGTAAAATGTTTAGGCTAAAGTTGATACTATCTTTGCCGTATTTCTTTTTAAGATTTACAATGCTCCATAAAAATTCAGTTAGACTTGGTAAGCATAGGGCATTGATGGTACACATAACATGTAGGCCGCGCAATTTACCACTATCCAATAGATAACTAACATTGCTAGCCCACTGATTCCAATCCAAGCCATCACGTATATAAATTGCGTGACGACCAATACTTTCATTGCTGGTGTACAAATCAAGTTCAATACCTTGTGTGGCATCTAATAGTCTCTCCAACTTATCTTGTTCAAATCCTAGGTTACTGTTAATAGCAAGTCTGGTAGAGCTTTTTCCTCTATTTGCTTGGAACCACTCAATTAGTCTCCAAGTATATCCACTCATCAAGGGCTCTCCGCCTGTGATGCGTAGTTCTTTTAGGGTTTTGTGGAGGTCTGATTCCCACCAACGGAAGAACGCTTCCACGTAGGGATTAACTTGATCAATAGTATACAGTTGACTACTATCGTGAGTGTGAGTAAAGTGATTGCGTCCGTCAGATACGAGATGTTCATAGGCTCCATTGCGTTTAATATCTCGTACCCAGGTAGTACTAAAAGCAGGGTTACAATAGCTACAAGCAAACTGGCATGTTCTATCGAAAGCGATTTCCAATGTTTGTAGGTCAACATCGCGATCAGGGCTAGTATTAAAAGCTTCATCTAAGTCTTTATCCTCATATATTACAGTTTTATAAACACGATCACTAATTGGCTCGGGCACATCTACCCCAGCATACTTAGGATCCTTGTACATGTCTTCAATTTTCCAGCAGTACTCACAACCCTTAGGGCGAAGTCCATCTTGCATCAATGCACGATCATTTTTCTTTTCACGAGTGTTGTGCAGAGCTTTGGGATTAACCAATACCTGTTCAACACTGACCTGATGTGGCAATGGGTGGTGACAACTAGTAGTTTGTCCTGAACCTAACCATATAGTAGCATTGTACCATTTGGCCGCACAGAAGCTCTCTGACTTAATGTCAATTACTCTACGCTTGTATTGTAAGTCTGTTTCTTTAGCTAGCTTCGGCATGGTATTTGCACTCCTGCCAAAATTCTTTCATTTGTGGAAACACATCTAAGAATGTTTCATCACGTGCATCTTTTGTTGTAGCACCACGACGTTTATCATATTCATTAAAGAAGCGATAAAAATCAGCACGCTGTTCATGTAGATACTTGTCAGTGAGTTTCTTACCTTTCTTCATCCAATCTAGGTCACGTTCTAGGCGTTGGATTTCATAGTCTTTGAATCCATCAAAACGAAGTTCACCTTCCTTAAGTTGATGTTGCTTCATATACTTGACTACATCAGCTAATATCACAGTATAGCTTTCTGGAAGAATTTGTAGACTCTGCCAACTAGGTGTACGTAGTACAGGAGTATCAAACCAAACACGTTGATAAGTTGAACTATATGTCTTACGCAAAAACAAGATCTCTTCTAACAAACGTTTTAGTCCTAAAATGCTCAGATTGTTCATGGTAATAATAAACGTTAGGCTATTGCGTCCTGGAATTTCTTCTAAGAAACGAGTAGTATAGTCAACTACCCTACTAGGATTTAAGCCACGACGAATATAACTAGCATGTTCTGGAATACCAGTGTCAAGGCTTACATACTGCATGAAGTGTTCAATCTTTGTGCCTTCACATAACTGTTTGACTTTGTCTATATACTTGTTAAACAGTTCTGGTTCTACGCTAAAGTTACTAGTAACATCTACGTGTAAGTCACTCTTAGGTGCCGCTAGGATATAGTCAAACACACGATGCGTGTTCTTGTCCATTAGAGGTTCACCACCAGTCATTCTAAAATGTTTTAGTTTAGGGTATAGTTCAGGCCACCAAGCCCAAAACGCATCTACATAAGGATTATCATCTTTAACTGGAATAGGTTTGCGTCGACCTTGGAAGTGTTCTGGAGCATTATGTGGCTTGCTGGTAGGATATGCACCCCAGCGGTCAATATCCTTTTGCCATTCTGTGCTGAACTGTGGACTGCAATAGCTACATGCTAGATTACAGCCGTGACTAAAGTTTACTTCTACATAACTAGGAGTAACATCAGCGTCCCATGGTAGATCTTTAATAGTGTCGTAGTGTTCTGCCGCCCAGGGTTCACCACTACGATAGTGACGATCACTTAAGTGTCCAGCATCCTCCATAGTCCAGCAGTAGTTACACTCTTTAGGGCGAGTACCCTCTAGCATTTTCTTACGTTGTTCTTTCTTATATGCTGTGTTATGTAAGGCGCTAGGATGAAACACTAAAGGGGCCGCATCAATCTCATGTAAGGGAGGATGGTAACAGCTATTGTTTAATCCTGTAGGTAAATGTAGGCTTACCTGTTGCCATTTAGCCAAGCAAAGACTAGGACCTAGTTTGTCCTTCATCTCTTCTGCACTTGACATGAATACGCTTTTATTAGCCATTGTTATTTACTACCTGTTTATAAGCAACCTGTGAAAATGGAAGATAATCAAAAAGATTTTCTTTACGGATCTTATCCAATAGCAATATGCTTGCTATAGTATTTAAAAACAAAGATTGTCCTTGATTTTTCTGTATTTTATTCTTAGCATACATTAATTGAGATATACTTTCTTGTGACAATGGCATCGTTAATGCTTGATCAACTTGTTGATTAGCCAATTCAATTAACTCTGGCGGTAGACAATCTACCGAATAGTAATCTGGAAATTCTAATACAGATAACCACATGTCAATTCCTATATTGTTAAAATATTTTACATATTCATCTAAGAACCAAATATTTAAATTACTAACAACATTATCAGTTGTAAGTTTTAAATTGTCCATTTTATCTCGATGTTCTACCAGATCTTGAATATTTTTTTCTATCAAAGCCCAATTGGATCCTGATCGAAGACTATTAAGTTTTTCGCCAACAGCATCTATACTAATATGATAATCAACTATACCAAAATGTTTCCAATAATCAAATATAGATTTATCTTTATATTTTAACGTAGATACATTACTATTGTATCTCAATGAGACATTTTGACTTTTTTCTTGTTTGATATATTCGTCTAATACTTCCCAATGGCAGGGATTTAATAAAGGTTCTCCCCCTGTAAAATAAATTTCTGTTACAGAATCATTTACTATTATGTCTAGATAGTCTGTTAAATCAGTAAAACTATCAATTTCAATCCCAAATTCTTTTTCCCATAGACTACTTGAGTGTGGCCCGCAGGTACGACAAGATAGATTACATACCTTAGAATTTCTTATATCAATATATTGATATCCAGTCCATGGCTGTTTACGATGATTCAGACCTTGTCTATAACTTTTAACGTTGTTTGCTTCTTGTTTTGTGCATATACGGCATTCAGCAGGAGCACAATTTGTTTGTTTAATACGTTCTTTAAGATCAGCAAAAGGATTTCCTGTTTTTAAATCAGTAATATTTTTCCTGTAAGAATGATCAATTACACAACAGGGAGCAATTTTATTATTAGGAAAAAATGTAATGCCGTTGGTAATAGCTGCACAGGTCCATTGTTCTTTGCTTGTCATTCTCTAACCATTGGTCCTTGATTTTTAAAGTTACTCTTATAATGATGTTTAAAAAATTTGCTTTCTTCTGGATCCATATCCACAATAGGTAAACCTAAACGTTGCCGTAGTGTATCACCTATTACCTTGCAGTGATCTATAGCAATATCCTCATGGTTGTATTCATTCCATAGGTCTTCAAGTGTATCAAAGTCTTGTACCCAACGATATTCCCAATCGCATAGCATTGTTAAGTATGTGCCCAAGCGTGCGCCATATATTGCCCAGAAGCCATTTTCTACATCTGCGCCTACTGTTTGCCAAATGCACAAATGGTCATAGTTACGTGAGTGTACACGTTGCTCAAACTCAGATAAATTAGGCTTTGCACCGCGATCTAAACACATCTTAACGCCTTCACGGAAGCCTGCACGCCATGCCTGGAAAGCTGTTTGATTAGGATATGTTGTTGAATAACAATCTGCCATAGCCCAGTAGTTGGGATAGAAACAAAACTCTACATCATTCTTAGCGTCGCCGTCTGATGCTTCATGTGTTCGCATGTTATACACAAACTCTTTGGTCCAGCAACTTAGTCCTCCGTTTCCGTACTGTAGCCCATTAATATGGTTGCGAGCACGCCAACGAAATACTTTATCGCTATTAGCATCAGTAAGAGCAAGCTGAAGGTTAAAAAATCCTGGATCGGGTATATTATCACCGTCAACAACCACAAAACGATCAGTGTCGCTGATGTCAGCACATGCCTTGTGTGCGGCGTCACTGCCCTTAACTCCGTCAACCCTTTTTGCCCATGGTACCATGTTTTGAATCTTAATCCAATTTTGTTCTTTATTAGGTTCATCATATGTTAGGTATATTACATCCAAGTCTGCTATGTCAATTAGTTGTGTCATAATATTCTATAGTTGAGTATTCTTCATTTTTTTCTAAAATCAATCCTGCATGATTTTTAACCACGGCATATCCGTGATCGCTTTTCTTTAATTTTACACTAATTCCTAGGTCAAGAGCAATCTTTTCTAGACGATTTCTTTCTAAATTTACATAATACCTACTGGCATTATCGTATACATCCTTTTCTACAACCAAGTATTTGGTATTTTCTGGGTGTTGTTGCATAGTACACATAGTAATCTTACCCGTGTCATCATAATGAACCCTATATTCAATGGGTTCAGGTACTATAACTCCAAAACTAGCCAGGGCCTGATTAAACTCTTCTTCCCAACTCATCTTCATATTCCTTAACTATATCATCTGTGATCCATGACTTTTCATAATAGTGTAGTGGGTGATATTGATTTATATTATTAATACGCACCATTGGCAAATCCAATTCATAGACCAGTGCTTCGTGCCAGGGTATAGATCTACTCAATCCGTTAATGTCTGGTTTCATATGTACAAAATTAATAAAATCTATTGCAGGTAACAGACATTTTTCAACTCCTAGAGTTTTGGCTGCTATAGAGTAAACCACATCAGTGGTAGGTATTTTGTCTCGACAATTTTTTAATACATTATCTCTGATGTAATTCCAATTGGTAAAAATTTGTTCTGCGTATCTAAAAAAATCTGCAGAATCTTGACTATATCTAAAATACATTAGTCCGCTGTAGACATCTGGCAAGTCATTATCATCAAACAAACGTCTATAACTACGCACTACGCTAGGTTGTTCTAGGTAATCTTTACATCCCTGACTAAGCGCAATGTTCTTTAATCTGAACGTAGTCCACCAGTGCGCTATGCTGCGAGTAAAAATCAAATCACTTTCTAATTTAATTGTTTCTTTAAACGGTGTTAGATAAAATACCTGCCACTCATTTGACAATTTCCACTCAGAATCTTTTGCCAGATCCTGTTCTAGTAGAATAACATAGTCAAAAACTCTGCGGTGTTGTTCTGTAATCTGTTCCATGGTTGCTGAGTCAACTATAACAGCATATTGACTGCCGGGCATGGTTAGCTTTATGCTCATGGCCTGCACATAGGCCAGACGTAGGTAATCAACGGTAGTATTTTGTGCTATTGACACAAACCCTTGTTGTGCCTGATGAGGTGTTATTCTGTGCATATTGTTTTTACAAAATTATCAAAATCATCTGACAACAAATATTCTTTATCCATAACGTGAATATTCTGTTGTGGTACCAGTACAGCTTTATTAGTTTCTTTAATTGTTATTAAACCCTTGTCAATTGACATTGATTTTATTGGATCATTGTAGGTAAACATTGACCACGGAATTAGAGTATTGGGATTTTGATTATACCCGTTTAATAGATTATTGGCTATGGTAAATGCAAAGTCATTTCTAAAAGCCCCATGTTTAACATGATATAGATTCCAGTAGTATAGATAATTTCTTTGTACACGCCCTACTAGATTAAAAAACATCTGTGCTGTTGGTGTCTTTTTAAATACCGCGGCAGTGGCCCATTGATAGACTAATCCGTATGCGCCCATCTTATCAGGCCAAGCACCAAGTTGTGTTTGATTTTGTGCTGTGATTTTATAATCAAAATCTTGCTCAAATAATTTCAATAGATTGCAATCTAAAACCAAATAATCGCCGTCAATTAAAATAGTTTCATCATACGGGCTTAGATCATATGCACGATATCTATTGCCGTTTTTCCATGCTGTGCCTTCTTTAGTTCTAATATTTGGCATGGTATTGCTGATGCAAATAACATTGTCAAATATATCACTGGCAATCTCAGAGTCAGTTATCAGTGTTACAGGTAGATTAAGTGTGTGAGCAATTAATTGACTAGAACGTTTGGCTATTTTTACATAGTCAACTGTGTCTGTATTAAAAGCAAATAATACAACACCTCTAGACTTTGCGGGCACGTTTGATTTCTGCATGCTGGATATGCCACATATTCATTACCATTTGATAATGTTGTTTACATAACCCTAAGAATTCTAATCTATTAACTAGGATTGGATTTTGGTATGTGTCTTCTAAGAAGAGCTCATCTTCACCCCAGGTGACTACAAAAGAATACAGCTCAGGAGTTGCTTTAAACAACCCACCATTATAGGCAAAATGTAAATCAGTTTGAATTTTTTCGCGTAGAATACGCTTGTTGGTTTGGTAATCTGTTGCTAAACGGATTTGGTCTACAATTTTTTCTAAGTCGCTCATACTAGTAATTATCTAGTCTAGCAGACTTAGAAAAATATTATGAGATTGTTACAGTACCCCAGGTATTAGTTAGGTATGTGGTTTCTGGATAAACAACATTGATTTGAGCATTGTGGGTAAATCCAACAGTATTATTAAAATGTGAGTTACCGCCTACTGTAGAGCAATAGGTATAGAATGTAACTGTAATTGTTGATCCATTATCGCTATGTGAACCTTGAAGTCCATTAGTGTTAACAGCAATATAAACATAGTCACCATCATAAACATAGGTAGAATTAGCTGATGTAATTTTTGCCACTACCTGAGCTGAGGTGCTCATATTCCAATAACCTAAGCCAGTGTTATTAGTACTAACTGTACCGCCACTACCAGAATAGCTAGTAGTAGTTCCCTTAATAGTGATACCTGTTAAGTTAGTTCCCCATAGGGTTACAAAGTCAGCTGAATGGCTTGTACCATTTGATCCTGTTGGTGTATTTACAACAACGTTGATTTGCCCGCCTGCGTTAAAGAAATAGCGTGCTTGGTCAGCACTGGCAAAAGTTACAGTTCTTGTGATTGTACTTGTTTGTGCGGCACTAGAAGTATCTGTAAATGATATTGCAGTACCATAGTTACTGCCAGTAGTTGTAGTACCTTGCGCATAAGCAGTTGCACGTGTTGTATTAACTTGTGTAACTGCGGCAGCTACGTTTGAAAAATACGTGATAGTTTGGCCAGCTGTCATATTGATGTTAGCACCGCCTAGGCCCCCACCAATTTGTGTTTGTCCTTGGTGTGCTAATGCGGCGTTAGTAGTATAGACTAATCCTGCCCATTGTACGGCTGTAACTGTACCGCCTGTTGAAACTGATGCAATTAAACTAGTGCTTTGGCCGTATCCCCAGGTACTGCTACCAACTCCCCATACATAAGCAACATTGCCGCCAGCAGTTGTTTGTGCTAGTCCATTGTAGTCCGTTGCTTGAATTAATCCACCAGAAGCGTATGCCATGTTCCTATCCCGTTTTAACTATTTAGTTTGACGATGGCTTCAATTGTACCCTCGTCTAATGTTGTTTTATTATCTAAACTACGTCCAATGACGTTGAATGCTGTGATTTCACTGCGTAGAGCTGATCTAGCTAAGCCATTGCCTGCCGACACTAGGCGATCACCTTTTTTAACCATACCAATAACACGCACAGGCACACGTCCTTGAACTGCCACTGGCGGGTGTGTTAGATCGTTACCTGCTGATCCATTCATTAGATAAGCTGCACGTGTACTAATAACTCCAAATACATCTTCTGTTAGGTCTTCTGCGGCTGCTGTAATTTCTTTAGCACCACCAAGTGCTACCACTGTGCCAGCTGGATATGCTGTATCAGCTTCAAATCGTTCTGCCAAGTCAGCGTATTGTGCAGTAATAGATGTACCAACTAGGTAGTTAGCATACACATTACCAAATTTACTGCCTGTAGATCCAATATTAATACCAGCACCGCTTGGTAGTAAGGTATTTTGTAATGTTGTGGTACCTGCAACTACAAGAGGTCCAGCAAACGTACTTGTTAGGCTACTTGCAGTTAATGTTAATATTGTTTGGTTAACACCGCTTTGATTAACTTGGAATAATATGTTTTTGTTTGAGGTAGTTTCTTGTAGAACAGCTGATGCTCCGCCTGCGTTAATCACTAGATCTGAGTTAACAGTTAATCCAGCTGTTGATAATGCGTATGCCGTTGTGAATGCTGTTTGGTCTGACATGTAGTGACTGGCTGCCAATCCACCTAGTGAATTTGCACCTTGTGTTGCGCCAGTGAATTGTGCGCCTGTCAATGATGCTTGACTAATCAAATTCAATCCAGGAATAATTGTAGTAAATCCTGGAATAGCTGTTTGTGGGGTAAATGTAGTATCTTTACTTAGAATAGCAATAGCTTGGTTACTAATGTAGAATATAACTACTACATGACTAGCTGAACTTGAATCTAAAATTGTTTGTGTAACAGGACCGCTAGTGCCTGCTGTGCTAGTATATGCTGGGCCGATGGTAATCCATGCTGAACCAGACCATACTTTTAATTGTGCGTTAGTTGTGTCCCACCAAATATCACCAGTAACGCTAACTGATGCACTAGGTGCTGTTGATTGTGAGATTGAGCTTGAAATAGGTTTCCAAATGTTGTTAGCACTGTTATATACTTTTAAGATCTCGTTAACACTGTCGTACCAAAGTTGACCTGTTAAAGGTGCTGTTGGGGGAGTACTGTTGCTGAAATTTTCTAATATTTCAACATAGTTTTCGTTTAAGAAAATACCGTAACCAGCATAGTTTTTACCAATTAGGGTTATACTAGTTGCTGTGGTATTAACTGTACCATCTGCGACAGTTGCTAGTGTTCTACCAGCTGTTGTTGTGACTGTATATGACATTTTTCTAACCTATTTAATATTATATTATTTATCACACTTTAATCCAAGGGTTTAGATTAATATGTAATGTTAATGTACCCATTTCCGCCAGATGTATAGTCTGCGCCGCCATTAGAGCCTATACCTATAGTTGCTCCTCCTGGTACTAGACTTTGTCCATTTATGCCGCTAGATCCAGCAGAACTATTATCTGCTCCGGCTGATCCGCCTGCGCCGCCTAATGGATAGCCGCCTCCGCCACCACCACCACCACCGCCGTCGTAACCAGCACTTCCACCAGTACCACCAATTGATGTTCCAGAATAACTTGTAGCACCTTGGGGGCCGCCTGCTACATTATTACTACCTCCAGTACCACCCCCGCCACCTGCGGCAACAATTATTGGGCTTCCATTTAATAACACTACAGATGCGGCGCCGCCGCCACCGCCACCGCCTGATCCGCCATGTGGGCCAGCATTACCGCCTGGGCCGCCGTTATAATTACTATAATCTGTACCACCTGCGCCGCTTCCACCACCGCCGCTAGTAGTCCCGTTTGTGCCACCACCGCCTGGTAGTAGAGTATAGACTGTGCCTGGAGTTGTAGACGTTGTATAAGTTATGATGTTACCAGCATAGCCCGCATGACCTGGGCCACCGCCATCATCTCCACCACCACCACCACCGCCGCCTATAACGGTAAACGTCAGTGAAAATATACCAGCTGGAACTGTAAAACTGTTGGTTGTATTAGGTGTACTATAGGTAACGTTGCCAGATCCGTAGTTACCAAAAACCTGTTGCCATACGCCGTTGGTTTTAGTGTAAATTCGTTTGATAGGTTGCCATACGCCGTTGGCTTTGGCATAGACTGCCTGCGCCTGTCTTTGTACTCCACTGGCTTTAACGTAGGTATTTGGCATAATTAGTACTGATAGATAATATCGCCATTATTACCTGTAGAGTTAGATGGTACGCCATTGGCAATGGATTGTATGGTTTTAGTGCCTTGGCTATTTGATCCAACATTAGAAGCATTTAATGGACTTTGCACATAGTTGATTACCCAGTCTTGTCTAGCAGCTAAATTACCACCAATGGTCACTGCGCCGCCCACTGTTAAACTGCCAGTGGCTATTACGCTATCTGCACTTAAATTACCAACTAGGTTACCGTATAGTGTTGTGGCATATAAATTATTAAATCTTGTAGCCGATGCGCCAATGTCAACTGTTCCATTGTATTGAGGAACCATTGCGGCCTGTAAAGTTGTTATTCCACCTAATGTAGTAGTTGTGTTAGCAGTAAAGGCACCTTGTGCTGTTAATGCTCCGGTAACCACCGCCGCATCGTTGATAGTTACGACTCCAGTACTAGCACCAATAGCAATAGCCGCAACATTTGCGCCATTTTGATTGACGTAGAAATTAAGATCTCTGTTATTCTGTACTGTACGAATAGCTACTCTATTACTGGCAGATTCAAGAGTTGCTGTTAAGTCACTGGCAATAACAAACCCACCGCCTGCTGTTATTTGATATTGAGTGGCAGCATTTTGGTCACTGCGTAAAAATTGATTGCTGGTTACACCGTTTAATGTTAATGCGTTACTAGCAGAGCCTGTAAATTGACTGCCTGCTAACGCTGATGTATCAACTAAATTCAATCCAGGATTAATAGTAACAAAGCCAGCAATAGCCGATTGTGGGGTAAACACTGAATCATTGCTGATAATAGCAACAATATTGTTATTAACTTTTAATTCAACTACAGTATGACTAACACTGCTACTGTCAATAATGGTAGTAGTAATAGCACCTGAACCAGTTGAGGTGTTTGGTGGGCCAATTAAGATCCATCCGTTGGTAGCGCCACTGAAAACATATAATTGATTATGAACATTATCCCACCATAGGTCACCTATGGTGCTGGTCACCGCAGTCGGAGCAACTGCCGCTGAAATACTGCTACTAATTGGTTTCCATTGACTTAAACTAGTATTCCAAACTTTTAAAGTATTAGTACTTGTGTCATACCAAAGTTGTCCAGTAAGTGGACTATTAGGTGCAGTATTAGCCGCAAAATTCTCTAAAATGTGTACAAAGTTTTCGTTTAAGAATGCACCATATCCAGCATAGTCTCTACCTATCAATGTGATGCTTAACGCCGCAGTGTTAATCGTTGCGTCTTGCACTGTAGCTATAGGAGCACCTTGCGTTGTGGTTATGTAATATGCCATTATTTTACCTTAATTAACTAGATAGTTGGAACCAGAAGTCCCCGTTGTTACTACCAGCATCATTTACTCCTAGAACAGGAGCAGAGTTGCTGACAAATTTAGCTGAACCACCCCACCATTGTGCGGCATTCTTTACAAATCCTGTAGTCGCTACTGCGGCATTACCTGAACCATTGTAGGTATCTGGTTGTGTTACTGCGGTTGCTCCACCAAATAAATTAAATCCTGATTGTGAAGCTGTGGCTACTGTTGATCCATCAATAGACAATGTCATTGAGCCAACATCAGTATCAGTAATACTTAAAATACTGTTTGATTGGTAAATTGCGTTAGTTTTAAATCCTGAATTGTTAACTACAAAAGATGTAGTAGCAATCATAGCATTAGCTGTACCAGCTGGTGCTGTTGGTGCTGTTGGTACACCTGTTAACGCAGCGTTAATAAAGCTGTTGTCAACGTATTGTTTAGTAGCAACACCTAGTGGTTGTGCAGGGTCATTGGCAACGTAAACGTTGCCATCTAAGCCGCTAATATAAAGAGCTTTTTCTTGTCCATTGACTAATGAGTTAACGTGGAAGCTGACATTGCCACCTAGATACGTGTTATATAATCTACCAGTTCCTGTTGTTGTAACATTAGCAAAGAATGTTCCTAATGTACCCAATTGAATACCAACATTACTTTGTAATGTTAGACTACCTGAGCCTACATTGTTTAGATCACTACGGAAATAACTAGCCGCTGGATATGCGCCTAGATAGCTAGCATTATTAGCTGTGCCATAGATAGTATAACTACTATTCATGTTATAGCCAGCTTGGATAACTGTATTAAAACCTGAGATAGGTGTAGCTAACGTAAATGTTGCTGAGCTAATAATTGCAGTGCGAGTACCATCTAAGTAAATTGATACCACATCGTGTGGATTACTACCAGTATCAAGTAATTGTTCCCATACTGCACCACTACCGTTGCGTTGTGGGCCTACTAAGACCCAACTGGTGCTGCCAAGACAAACATAAAGTTGGTTGTATGTGGTATCTAGATAAAAGCTACCTGCTACTGCTGAAATTGTAGGAACACCGCTTGATGATCCAGTAATTGCTGTGCCTACAGGTACCCATGCATTGGATCCGTTGTAGACATACATTACGTTGCTGGTTGAATTGTACCACAGTTGTCCCACTTGCGGACTTGTTGGACTTGTGCTATTGGAAAAGTTTACCAATAGTGCCAATTGATCAGTGACCATGATCTGGCCATAGTTACTGTAGTTACGTCCCACCAGCGTCAAGCTAGTAGTGGTATTGTCTACGGTACCATCTGCAATAGTGCCTAGCGTTTGTCCATTGGGTAGTGTTATATTGTACGACATTTTATTATCCTAGTTATGCTGTCAAATTAGTTAGCGTTTGAATTCTCACAGTATAATCGATCTGTATAAGTCTATTCAGTGCCTTCTGCACTGGACTGAAAATCACGTGTGTTAGCAGTGGTAACCCTGCACCTAATCCACTGGCTCCTGCTACTGAACCAAATAAGCCCAATTCGTCAAATACAAAGTCGCCGTTAAGCGTTTGGCTGTTATCATATACTGCTTGCCCGCTAGGTTCACCGTAGTCTAACAAACAGGTCACTACAATGTCAGTGTAGACTAACCCTGGTGTGTGGTTAATAGTAATATTGTTACGCAATGGGTCTGTATTGGCCGCATTGGTATTGTCTACAATTTTGTAGTATGTTGGGTTATACAAGTCAGCGTTTTGTACGTTGGTATTTGTAGGCAAGTAAGTAATAACACCTGTAGGGTCAACTGTAGTCCCACCATTACCAAAGTGCATTTCAGTAATAAAATTAGTACCTTTGTTGGCTACGTTTTGTGCTAGAGCAACACTCATGTTTTCATAATGGATAGCATTACACTTATCAACAAAGACTTCTTTGGTGATAGGATTGTGGATTTTTACAAATCCTTTAATGCTTAAATTAGTTGTTGAGTGCATCTTATGCTCTTCCCTTTACAAATACCTGTTTAGTCTGTGGATCAAATATTTTAATGTGTGCTTCTACACGAATACCACCGCGCTCGTCTGGAGCTTTTTTTGGTTGTTCAGTTTGTGTATTAGTGGTCATACTCTTATTTATCGCGTTTTTATCCATGATTATTCTTACCAAATTGCCAAGTTAGCACGGCGCCATGTATTAGTAGCAATACATACATAAACATAGCCGCCATCGTAGGTAATTTGTCCTTTGGTGCCCACTGAGTTATTAGCTGTTGGAACATAAACGTTACTAACTGTTAGATTACCACCAATTGTAACTCCTGTGTTGGCAAAAGTAGTGACTACGTTTGCGGCTAGCGTGCCACCTACGTGTACCTTAACTGTGGTACCTAAGGTATCTGTACCAAGCGTTAAATTGCCAGTGTTTACATACAAGTATCCGTCATCTTTACCACTGATAGTCCATGCGCTAGACACAAAGTTATTACCATTGATACCCATGTCAATGTACTTGCTACTGTCTGTACCGTCTGGAGCAGTAGCAATAAAGTCTGCACTGTTGTTAGTGCCCACGCTGTCAATATTTTGGATATTTAATTGTACAAAGCTATTAGCAGTGTTAACGGCATTTACTACCACATTACCAAATGCTATTGGGCTTGGGAACCCTACGTTTAACGCACCAAACACTGAGGTATTACCAGTGATGCTTAATGGGCCAATATTTCCAATGTAAGTTGGTAAGTAAGCGGCTACTTTGGTGTTACTGTAAAATGATTGGCTATTAACATATCCTGTCATAGCTGTGTTAGCTGTGTTGGCCGCAGTATTAGCCGCAGTTACCTGTTGATTAATATAACTAACCACGCTGGTATTAGCAATATTGGCCGCTGTGTTAGCCGCTGTTACTTGACTGTTAACATACCCTGTCATTATAATGTTAGCAGTGTTTGCTGATGTGTTGGCCGCAGTTACTTGACTGCTAACATATCCTAACATGCCTATATTAGCTGAGGCAATGGCAGTTGCTTGTATGGTGTTGCCTCGATCAACGTAACCCTTCATGCCAACGTTGGCCGCAGTGATAGCAGTATTTTCACCGCTGGTTGCGGCATCAACGTAGCCTTTCATTCCAACATTGGCTGCAGTAATTGAAGCGTTTACTGTTGCAATGTTAGCTGTAAGAGCTGTGTATAAGTTACTGGTAAAATATGTACGCAGTGTACTTACATTAGCTTGTAACGTAGTCAGTGTGTTGGCAACATAGTCAATTACAGGAATACTTGTGGTATCTGCAGCTATGGTTAAATTTCCTAATTGGCTAATCTTAATTGTCATTTTTATGTCTCAGTGTAAATTGTTACATTGCCTTCAGTGGCTATCATCATATTTATCGCATTTTCAGTTGTTATAGCATTATTCATTCCTGGAATTATATTGCTATAAGTTGCTGGGTATGCCTTCATAACGTTTGCAGCCAATGTATCGCTGCCATTCAACCCTGTACCATCTAGGGCTGTACCAGTACCGTTGTTGTAGAATACATTAGCATAGGTAATTAGATTACCGTAAGTGGTATTTGGTATTATTTGACTAGCACTAGCATCAAACGCACTAGCACCAGCAAGGTGTGTAGCAGCCGCTGTGCCTTGTGTACCTCTACGTATTTGTCCTAGAGTATTTGTTACTACGTTAGCAGTCCAGTAAGTAATACGTTCAGCGTCAATGAATATCACACCAGGTTTTAAATTAACTGGGTCTGGCATAGTCAGTGCAGCCGCGTTAGCAACAAAAATATTGCCGTCTGTTAGGCCTAAACTATGTGTTAGTACAGTTGTGTTGGCGCTGCTGATACGTAGATAACTAGGTTTGTTAATCATGTTATCAAATATTCTATAGCCTAAAGTAACATTAGCACCATTTACAGTTACATTTGAAGTATAGATACGCATGTCTAATGTGTCAAATGTAATACCTGGCACTAGTTCTTCTGGAGCATGGCTATAGTATCTGTCAATATATTGTCCGCCACTTAGAACGATCTCTTCTGGTGTATTACCAGCCAGTTCCTCTGTGACATAGTTACTTTGATAGATTGTATCTAGAACATTAGTTGACAGTAAAGGTATACCGTCTTGGCTGTATTGTACGCTGTCATAACTGCTAAGGTCCCATGTGCGACCAAATCCTGGACTTAGATCAAATCCTGCGCCAACCACTGGGCTACTTGGATATGTAATACCAGTTAGCAGTTGATCTAATGCATTGTATGTTGCTGTAATAGTAGTATCTGTAGCCAAGCTGACGTTGACACTTAGTGAAATTTGTGTTACACTAGTAATAACATTGCTCAAGTTAATTGTAACATTAGAAACTATGTTAGTAATGTATCCTGCTGTGACATTAGCACCACTGATAGTCATACCTTTTAATAGGTTACTTGCTGGGAACACATAGATAGTATTTGCACTTACCGCTGCATTAGCTACAGTAATTGGCACTGTAATTGTGTCAACCACTGGCATTACATTGCTAGGTTCATAGTAACCTACAATACGATCACTGGCATTAGTAAACAGGTTAGCCGCATATACTGTATAATCGCCTGAGAAGAATGTTCCAGATGTAATTATATTTGATTTAACCTGATATGCTTGACGTACTAGTACATTACCTTCAGGTTGTGCATAGGTTACAATTTGTCCTGCAATGTAATTGGTATATGGTTGCCATTGCTGAACTGTACTTGAATATGTAGTACGGTCAAATTTGATTGCTGTGTCAAAAGTTCTAACCAATGGGTAAGCATTACCAGTTAGTAACGGTGTGTTGTTAGTGAATGGCAATTTAACCAATTGTGCATAAGCAGTAGCTGACACACTTGAGGTACCGTTAATAGTAACCACAGGTGTGGTAATATATCCGCTACCTGGGTTAGTAACTGTGATACTAACCACAGTTAAATTAGCATTACCAGTAACCGGTCCGCTCATAACTGCGGTAGCAGTTGCTCCTGATCCTTTACCGTCAACACTTGAAATAGTTACCTGAGGAACAAAACTATAGTTTGCTCCTGTTGTTTCTACTATAACTGCACCGACCTGTAGTGTACGGTTATCGTACCATTGATTATAAGGGAATGTCTGCCAGGTAGCTTCATCTTCGCTGGTGTATGGTACTTCGCCGCTTGGACTACGGAATATGCCGTAGCCTGTGCTGGTGTCATAGTATGCTGGCAAATCAAAGTCAGTAACACTACCACTATAAGTATCGTTGCCGGTGTAGTCAATTAAGTATTCACGTACTTTAGTTCTATATGGTTTTACTTCGTTAATATAGTCTTGATAGTAGGTTTGATTATCAACAATATAACTTGGGAATTGGCTTAGTGTACGCAATTTGTGTGTTACACTGATAAAACTTGATTTAAATAGCCAATCAACATAGTTTTGTTCTGTTAGCAAGTAGTTTACTAAGATAAAGAACAAGTTATTAAATTCACCTTGTAATTGGTCAATAAAGATATCATTGTTCAGCGCCTGTACAATAGCACGAATTTCATTGTTAGGGTCTTGGTCAAATCTGCTACTGTCAAAGTCTTGATTACCAAAACCTAAGGCATTATTAACAAAGTCACCAAGGCTGGTATTTAATTGTATAGTACCGTTTTGAATACCAACTACTTGGAATGTGCCATCAGTATTAACAACAAACAATCTCCAAGTACCATTACCAGTGGCATCACTTACATAGATGATTTCACCAGCCGCTGGTTTCAATGCCAAAGCATCATTGGTTGTCATTACAGAAAAATTAGGTTTAGTTGCTGCACTATATCCTGTAGCATACCAATCAGTGTAGGTCCAATACAAGCTAGTCTTGTAGGCCTGTACTTGTTCAATCTGCCAAAGTTTATCGGCAGTTAATACATACAACACCCAAAGACCGTTTTGTGTACTGTCGCTGGTCACTAATACCAGATAGCCCGGTGCTAATGACATAGTATCAATATAATTTAATTCTTCAACTGTTGATACACTTTGATCGTATGCACCCAATTTGTAATCAGGTTGCGGATCTTCTGCATACATGCCTGCTAGACTGTATTGTTCAACAATAGGATTAGCAATTAAAATACTATTTGCATACTGTACCATTTCTACCACAGCGGTTAGTCTGCCTTTGAACATACTTTGTCTTGGGCGTATGTCAATACCATAACGATCAGCGTCGCTGAGTGTTGGATCAGGTACTGTTTGACCAATGCTGTCTAATCCAGCCAAACTGTCAACTAGTTTATTGACAATTTTTACAGGTATTGGGTCACTAGGATTACCTTTTTGTACTAGTTCGTATTCGCTGTGTATCATATCACTGTTGATCAACAGTTGATAGTCTAAGTGCATGATGGTATTGTCAGCTGACAAGTACGATCCTACATTGTAGAATGCAATGGCCTGCGGACTGATTACCGCTGCATAAGCTAGGCCTTGATTCTTAGGATTCTGTATATAGTCTGCTATCACACTAGTAGGCAAATGTCTAGTAGGATTATTAGGATCTACAGTAGTTTTGCCTGTGACCCAATAATAGTAGTTAGTAGTGATAATATTTGTAGTTGGATCTACATAGGTAATCTCTACATAAGCACTGTTATCAGCATATTTAGGTTGACCGTCGCCACCGTTAGCCACGTACTGACTTGGTAGGTAGATACTCTTTACCCACTCACAAACTTCAATAACAGCACCTGGGAATAAATTACCCCAATTGATACTACGATATGTTATTTTATCATTGAGGTTAGTATCTTGTTCATAGTCTATGTAGCGAACTTGACTTAGGTTCCACCAAACTCGCCCAACTTGTAGATCACCCCAGTAGACATTTGAATTGATGTCTGCATTGGCATTAGTACCTACATTGTATTGTGCAGGATCATATTCTGTCTTGTAACTGATTTCTTGCTCAGCTTCGCCTAGTATACGACCTTTAGCTGGATCAATGAATTGTAGATCATCAATAATTGTATTGGTTAGATTATTGTATAGATATGCTCTGGTTAAACTGTCTGGATCAACTTTAGCCTGTTGATATCTAATCAATCCCCAACCGCGAGCCAGCGTTGGGTTTTCAAATATGTACACAGCGCCTGTGCCGCTAGGTTCACCATTGACTGTAGCACCTGGTGCCGAAACAACAACAAAGGTTTCTTTAACATCAAGAGAGTAACCAAACTCTGCACCTGATGCTAATAGTCCTGGATCTAGGTTTTGACAGTATTGATATCTACCTGGAGTATATACGTCATCGCGCGGATCATCGTACAGTTCATAAATGTAAGTACTACCACTGCCAGGAATACTGTCAAACCATTTGGTTGTGGTACGATCAAATGTAGTACTGTTAGTAGTAGTAGCAACATCAAATGTAGTGTATCTATGTGTAGTACCACGTGCCGCACCAATAACCAACATGTAGGCATTTTGTGCAATCTTAACTTGGCTACCAAAGTATTCGCCAGGTTGACCAAATGGATTAACAATAATCTGCATGAATGCGAATAGTCTAAGGTCAGCATCAGCATATACACCTGGACTACCAGGAGTACGTATACCTGACAGAATACGCAGTTGGTCTTTAGCTACAGTAACATCTGAGTTTAAGCGCAATAGACCATTTTGATTGACCGCACTAACACCTAAGATTTGTGCATCGTTAACATCTTTAACAATACTGTCTAAGCTGGCCATTGGGTAAGCTGTGGTTGTAATTGATGTGTTAGCCCAGATGTGGCTGTTATTATTCCATACTGGATTTACAATAGCAACAACATTAGCACCTGTTGAACTTTGGCCATAGTTGAATAAGATATTACCAGTGTAGTTTGTAACTGTGACAAATTGACTATTGGTTACGTTGGCCAATACTACTACATTAGCATAAACTCCACTGCCTTGATTTTGACTGATGGTCTGACCAGCCACGGCTGTGATATTACTGCTGAGTGCTAGTATATTAGCCGCCTGTCCGTTATAGGTCGTTGGCATCATACGTGCTGATACAATAACTTCAAAGTTTTGTAAACGTATACTATCGCCAGGTGTGAATACTGGATTTACAGCATAGCCAGTGTTGGTACCGTATAAGCGACCTCTGTTATGGAATTTCCAAATAGCACCACTGTTGTATTCTGTACCATTGGCATAGTAAGGGGCACCTGTATAGATTGCACAGTTAATACCGCAAACTGTTAGACTGGTACCAAATGCTGCACCTGCTTGTAAGGCTGTTAGAGTATTTTCTAAGCTGTCAACTCCAATTAATCTTTCTAATAGATTAAAGTCATTGACTTCAATGTATAACACATGACCTACTTCTGGTGGGTCAATAAATTCAATAGTATAAGTACCTGTTACTGTGTAGTTAGTAACTTCATTACCGTCAATAGTTACTTTATAAACTGGACCAATTGGATTTCTAGTTGTGTAGATTAATCCACCTGTGGTTTTAAATGCTTCTATCACACGATCGTAGATGTAAATACAACCTGCACCTACTAGTAGATTGCCACCTTCGCCTGCTACAGTATCACCAGGTGCACCAATAGCAATCTGTGCGCCATCAAAGCTAGCTGACAGTGAGTGACCAAAATTAGCAAAGGTATTTGCTGGATTTGGATTTTGAATATTCTTAACTAGTTTATAGTAAGGTTGTTGCACAATACTGATGTCACTTTGTACTACATTTGCAGTAAAGTAAACTGTACTACCACTTAAGGTATAGTCTTGGTTAGGAATATATGTTTTGTTACTGCTGGTAATTAATAGCGATGTAGCATCGTTAGCGGCATACGGAGTAAATGTCAACGGAATACTATTAGTAACACTGGCATTTACAACATTAGTTACATAAACTCCTGCATCAACACTTTGAATGCTGATATTGCCAGCTACATAGGTGTTGCCAATTAAGACATTAGAGCCTATGGCAAAATTGCTAACTAAATTTGTCAATACAACTACACTAGAATTACTTACTGTTGCAGCCAATGAGCCTTGTGCGCCTGACACTGATTGGTTAATCAATTGAGTAGCTGTTGCTGAAATATTACCGCTGAGAGTTAGGGTAACTTGATCTTTAACTGACACTGTTTGTTGTTGGAATGGAACAAAACGACTTAGGCCGTAGGCATAAACATTGTTGTTACCTGCCGCTCCCACGTATAACCATTCACCGTCTTGATTAAACTGTATGCTAGACCCAAACAAATCACCTACATTGCCACCTACTATGATTTGCTTACGATCAAATGTACTTGAACTTACAGTCTTGCTGTAGATGTACACATATCCTGTATTGCCTGAAGTACCGCTGTTAGGTGCCCCCACAGCCAATACATCACTGTTATTAGCATCAACAGATAAGTCTACAGCCTGACCAAATGCGCTGGTGTTTGTACCAAGTGGTTGTACAGTTACACCTTCAGCAAACGTGCCTGCGTAATTTTTTAAGAATGTGTTAACAGATCCCACGCCGTTTAAAGCAGTTGGCGATCCCACAGCTACCACAAGGTTGTCTGCGCTCATAGCTACGCTAGTGCCAAAACCGTCGCCTTGGGTGTATTCATTAACACCTTTAGTCACCTGTTGTGTGAAATTCCAAGGATGTGCTTTTTCATAGACATTCCAAAGATGTTCAACTGTAGCCACAGGACTTCCCATGGCCAATGTTGTAGCGGCATTATCATCAATCCAGATCTTTTCTCCTACTTGCCATCCGTGTGGCGGATTACCTGCATAACCATATAGACGTGCATCTTCCATGTATTGGAAACGCATACTGTCTAATCTATATAAGATACCAGACCCTGTTTGTGTAGTCAGTGATGAGACGTTTGAAGGACTACCAAGATATTTTACCATGATGTTGTTGAGATCAACAACTTTGTACACTTGATAGAAACCATCAAATGCTGTGCTAAAATTCTTAATTAAAAACACACTGCCTTCAGTAGTGGCTGTACCTGCTACAAAATTATGCGGTGCTTGTGTGGTAAAGGTAATATAATTGTTTAGACTATTAGCTACCTGAGTTACCAAATTGTTTGTTTCAGTTACACGATAGACATTCCAATCACGTTTAAAGTCTTTGGCTACCCAAATACGATATCCACTGCCCATGCTGGCAATATTATTGTCTAGGTCAACGTAATTAGCAAGATCAAATATAGTTAGATCAACGTCTTGTGAGTTAACATATCCTGCTGTAGGAATATCGTTGTCATAGTTACTGTGACTGGTTCTAATTAAAGCAATGTTGCCATTATAGGTACCGTATGATCCATATAGTTGACTTTGATTGAATACAGCAACACCATCACCTAGATTATTATTTTCTGCTGTGACAAACTGCGCTACACTTGGGTTTACACCAAATGCTTTTTCATTCAATGGAATTTCAATATAAGGATTGCTGTCTAGTGCTCCGTAAGCACCCACACGTATAGCCCACTCTTCATAGAATTTAATGTCACTGGTCAAGTTATTAAATGTAGCACGCAACATTTGATTAACAGCATTTGCTGAACCTTTTTGTGCAATATACCCTTTGTAGAATTCTATTTGTGTGGTTTTAGTTAGGCCCAGGTCACTAAGATATTGACGAGGCTTGTAGCCAATTAATGTATGGCTGTAAGTTAAATTGTCTTTGTCTTTGATCTCACCGTAGCTGTCATAGTATGACTGTGCTTCTACAGCCAATGTTGAGAAGTTAGGTAATAGGCCTTTTTGTATTTGATTGCTGGTCAACTGACTCCAATATTGGAATTGGAAAGTTGGGCTAGCAATGATATCTTGCAAGGCTGTATAGTATTGACTCTTGTATTCAACGATATCACCTTGAAGGTAATCTTGTCCTTGATTCCAACTGTCGACTACACCTGAACTATAGATAAATCCAGGAGCATATAAACTACCGTCCCACGCAGCAGTTTTCTGACCAATTAGTTTTAGACGGTATTGACGATTACCTGTTTCTGGTTGATATATCACATCATCAAACACTGTGGTGTTGTCAAATATCAAAATATGTTCGTACTGTACTAGGTCAACTTCAACATATCCAATAACACTTGCTGGATCAGTCAGTGATAATTTAAATGTTGTAGGAGTACGTAAGACCGAGTAGTTGTTATTTCTAACTAGGTTAAAGTTTTGATCAATAACTTTACTACCGTACTGACTATCAGTAATACCAGCAGTAATACTGTTGACACTGATAGCAGTTAAAGTATCTGCCACAGGACTTAAGACTAAGATACTACCTGGTTTCCAGCCCTGTTGTGCCCAGTATAAGAATTCTTTAACTGATAAGTTCCAGTCACGTATTTCACCTAAGTTAGGATCTACAAGTCCAAATGTAAAGCCCTGTGCTACCAAATAACGTTGGTAGCTGATTAAGAAGTCAGCTATCTGTTGTTGTGTGCTAAATTCAAAACCGTATGGAACTTTTAGTTTTAAGTTTTGATAGTTATTGAATAGTGTAGCTGTGCTGTTCAACACTGTGGTCTTATTAGCATTACTATTAACCACACTAGGGATAATTGTAAAGTAACTGTTTTGTAAATCATAGCCACGAACACTGTAACCATTTGTGGTCTTTTCTACAATAACTGCACTGTAGATTAATTTACCTACAGGTACTGGGCCTTCTACAGTCCATACTTTGTAGTTTTCGTTAGGTATGACAATACTGTTATTAGTACTGGTTGGACTGACCTGTTCTGCTAATACCTCAAGATATTTTTGATCAGTGAAGCCTGCAGCCGCATAGGCTAGGTTAACAGTAAATGATTTAATAAATGGGCTGATGTATGATTCAGGATTGATACCTTGATTACGTAGGTATTCTGCTATCCAGTTAATGTATCCTGCACCACGATACACTGTGCCTGAGCTAGTATCACCATTGAAGTCAACTTGATCTTGTGTTATGTGATGATTAGTGTTACGTGTTAAATACTGCTCTGACCCTATCACTAATCCACTGCTAGTATCTTGAAGAGTGTTTAATTGATTAAATTGAGAATAATTGTAAGTATCAATCAACAACCCAAAATATTTACCTGGTTTAGCCAGTGCAATAGCCTGTTGAACTGCGTATGGGAATTCGCTACTTGAGCGCCAAGCATACTCTACTGGACCATATTGGCCCACTGCCCAACTCTGTGCCATTTTTCTGCTGTTGATTGATTTGGCCATTATCTGTGCTGGACTTAGCAAGTTACCGTTTTGATCTACAGGGATGACCTGACTTAGGCCAGGGCGAACATAGTGCGGATCAATACCTGCTCTAGCACCTTGTACAATCAACCCAGCTTCTAGGTCATTCCATAGTAATGTGTTACCGCCGGTATAAGGTGCAGGACCGTAATAGCTTTCCCACCAAGTAGGCATAGTAGCAAACCCTAGCATTTCCCATGGTGTTAGGTGTGGGCGTAGTGTGTCGTAGTAGTATTGATAGCAAGCACGCCACGATCCTGGTAGAGCCTCACCAGTAAGTTTATCAGGTTGGCCAGCATAGTTCCAAGTAAAGCTGTCATTGCTTTCAAATGTACTGTTGGTGCTGAAATCTAATTTATTATTACCAATCCAATTTAAGAAACTATTTGATGCCAGTTGATTGATTTCAGCCAGGCTATATGCTTCAGGTACACGTCTAAATTTGCCTGGTACCACTGATAAGATATCACCGTAGGTACCTGTATCAGGTAGTTTAATATTGTTGAATATACGTAGTTCTAATTCTAATAAGAACTGATCTCTATAGTCATTGAACACAGGTGTTACACTGCCATCGTGGCCGCGTATAACATCTGTAGGTGTTCTATAGGTATTGTCATAGAATACTTCTGGTACATATGGTGGCCATAAGCCTAACTTAGTAGGAGTTTCTGGAATATAGTTACCATCAGTGTTGCTGTATTCGTTGATGGTAATAATGTCACCAACATTTAATGTTGTTAAGAATGTTATTGCTGGTACTGTTGAACTAAATTCAAAGTCTTGATTATTGACCACTTGCTGACCATTGACATAGACTAATACTGCTTGATTGCTTAACTGTTGGTCGTTGAATACGTTAGTTAATTGATAGTCAGTGACTAAAGGATCAAATACAGTATAGGTTAAGGTAGTCTTTAATGGACCATAAGGTACCATGTCACTGTAGTAGAATGGGAATGATTTATTCTTAACAGCATTGATCTTAGTTAAAATTAAATCAACACTGGCCGCAGGATCTGTAGGAATAATACCTGGTAAACTAACTGCTAGTTCTAAAAATTTATTTTTAAATTTAGTATATTCTTGTTGAGCAAAGCGCAAGGCATTGATAAAGTTAGCGTTGTCATCTACTAGGAATATTGACAGTGGTGCAGGTGCTGAGTGTTGTAGCAGTGTACCGCCTTGGGCTTTGATATCAATATCACGTAGGTTACTACTGCCAAGAATATTACCTATAACTGAATTGCTGTTCTGTGCCAGCGCAACTAAATGGTTACGAACCTGTCCTAGGGTCAATGTATTAATATCTACGTTCTGTGCATTAACGTCTAGATTCTGTGGTACTTGGTAGAAGCCAAGTTGGCTGACTTGATCACTATAGACTAGAATATCAATTTGGTCACCAGTGGTCAGTGTTGCAGAAACTGTAACTGCACTATTGGCCAACGCCCATTGACTAGATTGTAAGTACGTGTAATTTTGAAATACTTTTAAGTAAGGTATAGTTGCAGATGTATTTGGTACTACATCAATAGGGAATGAGCTAGTAGTACCATCATAGGTATAGCTGATCTGTTGATACTGTTTACTGTTTTCTGGAACTGTCTTCCAGGTATTTTTAGGTTGCAGTGTTTGGCTGTCAACTATAGTTTGTAGATAGCCAAGGTTAATTAGCTCTGTTTGTACTACTCCAGAAGCATCTGAATAGGTAAATGAGTCTGTGTTAAAGTAATTTTGAAACTCAATATCGCCTTGGGTACTGAAGTTTCTATAGGTCAATGAGAACCCTAGTACAGGATCAACAAAGCCAGTGGAATTAACTAAATACCCAAATAACCAAGTACCTTTAAATGTACTTCTAGTATAGGTAGAAAAACTCTTGCCACTAACATCTAACACTTCAAATAGCGGAAATTGATTAACCGCGGTCTTTTGTTGGCTGCTATTCCATTGCACACCATTGTACCACCACTCACTACCTGCGTATTGACCAGTTGCTACTGTGGTAGTATCATATGGTAATACATCTCCGTCTGCAGCTTTGACTAATTCAATATGATATGGACCTGTAGGTGCTCCATCTAGATCAACTGAATACTGTACTAGTTTGACCAGATAAATCTTATTCTTAACCAATGGATCTTGATCAGCAGCAAATATCACACGCAGGCCATTGGGGTATATTGGTTTACCGTTAGCGTCTAATAATGGTATACCAAATGCAGTTGAATATGTCTGGCCTTGCAGTTGCGTAAATGCATCTGTGGTAGTGGTGTCTAAAATATCAATCGCATCTAGTCCACGGCGGCCATAGTTAAACAATAATGTATCTGCATCAAATTGAATAATAGGTCGTTGGCCACGAGAATTTTGGTCAAATGATGGTAGTACACCATTGTAGTTTGCTGTGGCAGTGATAACGTCAACATGGAACCAACGATTGTTACGTGACCAAGCATTACGATCTACACTACTGCGATTAATAGTAATGTAGTCTGGGAACAAGGTATTAGGATACAATAAAGTATTTTCTTTAATGTAGGCCTCTGGGGTTATCATTTGGTCTACAGGGACTAAACGTATACCACTGTTGTATAATGCTTGATTACCAACTTCTTCTACGTAGTATTGATTATTTTGATATTCAGCTGGCGTTACATCTGTGCCAAATTGAATTTTTAATCCTGAAGTAAAATTAACTCCATTTGGACTAGTATAATTTTGTTGTCCTAGGATGTCAGCATCTACATCAATGGCCCAGTTGTTGTATTCAACAACTTTGATCTTTTCAAAAATATTATAATTTGTGCCGTCTTGTATCCACAAGGTATCTAGGCCAGCAGTTAACAGCGGCATTGGATAGAATAACCCGTCAAGATCTTTGTAGAATTCTCTGTTGGCATTAACTACACCAAATTTAATGTAGACCTTTTGATTCACTGCCACTGCTTGATCAGGAATTAACTGTATTAGTAGGTCATTAGTGCCATCTGCATTTTTAATTCCTGCATCAACTAACACAACTTTCCATACGTTGTATCTCAACGATGAGCTGACAATAGTACCTGCGTTATAACCTGGTACTACATTACCTGAGTGATCATGTACTACTGGAGCAGTCCAATCAGCATCGCCACCTTTGTGTGGCCAAGTGCTGACACTAGAAAAAACTAGTTTCTTACCTGTGAGCTGTTGAACAATACCGTTGTATTGTGGGTACTCTGTAGTAAACTGACTGACTGTTTTATTCTGCCAGGTATTGTATGGTACTGGCGTAGAGTAGTCTATATTGTCTACTACCTGCATGCCTGAGAACTTGTCTTGTGCCGTGCTTTGCGGAACATTGAATGAAATAGTACCAACATCAATACCATTGTTAGTTACGCCATAGACGTCGCGTGAGCTGATAGTAGGAGTAGCATTTACTTTACCTGCTAGAGCTAGATTGCCTCGTTCGCTTTGAATCCAAAAAGGTACACCAGGTTGATTGACTATAAATTTATACTCGCCACCGCGTGCCAGAGTAATACTATAGTCTACTGTGCCAGTCTGATCAGTAAAAATATACTGAAGATTGTTAGGATCACGAGTGACTGTGTATGTTGTAGTCAGTGGCAGACCTGAGGTGTTAACAGCCACAGCATCAGGACCATTAGGCAACCAGTAGTATTGACTAAAGTTAACAAACTTGTCATATGAAATTAATGGATCAAAACTGTAGTATTCTTGTTCCCATAGGCGACTTTGATTATTAGTGAATCCGCCATAGTAATTGATTTGATTTAGTAAATCGCGATAGCTAGCAAAGAATTTAATATTCTGTTGTTGATCTTTGATTACCAAGCTAGGTTCAAGCTGATAGTCTTGACGATCAGCTGTAGGTTCAATTATGTAGCTATCACCGCTCTTATATGTAGGAGCAAATGTGCGTCCTATGTAACCATATAAGTTTGTTAAATTAGGTTCACTGACCAGTTGATCCATTGTAGCTGATAAGAACTTTTGATTCGTATCAGTTTGGAATACACTAGGTAAAAATTTAAGCGTTTTTCTTGTTACGGCCATTATACTCTCAATATGTTATGAACTTACAACTGCGCCAGTTTGATTCAACTGAGCAGCGGTAATTGCTGTAATTATTTTCACGTCTGCCACTGTGGCTGCACTGGTTACTATTTCATTGATGTTACAATTAACCTGCATTAAACTACCAAACACGCTGGATTCATTTGCAGGTACAATCGTAATACTTGCTACATTAGGAACTAATTGAACATGTAGGTATGCGGCTAATTCACTGAAGTAGAATGTTTCACCAAAGTCCCAATTGGCCACATCAAAATAACTATTAATTGCTGCAATCACTTGGCTTTGTACTTCATTGTCACTGATAACCACATTAGGATTCTTAATCACTAAGAAATTTGCCTGTAGTGTAGGATCTGCTTTGGCTCCAAACAAAGGTTTAAATGCCGCAGGATTATAAATGATAGTGTCACTGATGGCTTTGTAATTGTCTAGGCCACTGTAAGCAGTATCAAGTTCTTCACTGGTAGGTGCTGTTGGTTTGCTGATTAATCCAGTAGTGTCTTGTACCCATGCAAGATAGTCTGTGCTATATTGTTGCGTTAGAATATACAAGTCAATGATGTTGTTTGGGCTAGGATCAATACGGCGATTATTTGGACTATTATGGCGATACTGGAAGTAGATACTTTGGCGTCCTACTTTAGCCACATATCCTGACACAGGATTGAGTGTGTAAACAGCGCCACTAACACTCAATTGATAAAAACTATCAATTGGTGGTATATAGAACAGTTGTCCTGCTTGGTAGGTTGTTGCAGCTACCTGTGCATCGCGCAGTGATTGATATGTTGATACCACAGTACTATTGTCTACACTGGTCTGTACAATAAAATTATCATAGCCAGTGGTTTCTTGGAAGTAAACGTACTTGCTGTCAATGTTGGTTTCTGGGCTAACAATCAATTCAAACAGTTCAGGATTATCTGGGATGCCGTCATTGTTGACATCACTGAATGTAATTAAAATACGATTTTGATCTACATAGCCATCAACTTCAGTAATAGCTTTATAGATATACCAAATGTAGTCAAGTGCCAGTGGATTACTGTCATCGGGATTACTATTAACTTTTAACACTTTGATCTGATCGTGTACAGTTTGTCCTGTTGTGGTATCAAAGATCTTAGTCGTGCCGTCATAGTAGAAGTCTGTTTCTAATACGCTTTCAAACACATAGTTTAGGCCGCGATAGCTAACTGTGTAGGTTTTACCCACAGTTGTAAATGCGATAAGCCAGCTTGAATCTAACCCTGTACCAGATGTATCACCAGCATGAGCTAAACTAAAATCATTAGCAGTGTTTAAGTCGCCTGGTAGTACCATTTGCCAGCTGGCTAAACCTACATCATAGCGTAGACCAAAGTTAGCATAGGCTTGAATATAGCTGACCATTGCAGCTACAATGCTGTTAGAAAATGTTACATTGAATACTGCAAACACTTTGTCAGCAATAGCACCTGTAGGAACATTTTGGCTGATAGTCACTGGACCACTGCCATTAGGTAAATTACCCTGTCCTCCATTTGTACCATCACCTACTACTAATTCTACTGCACCATAGATATAGTATTTGTCACCAGGCTTGCTAGGTGTACCTGTTTGTATAGTATTTGTAGCGTCAAAGTAGTTACCTAGGCCTGCTGAATAACGAATAATACTACCTTGTACTATGTATTTGTTATTGCTGGTCACTGATGAGCCAATTTGTAAGATCTTACCTGATGCATCTGTAAAGTATCCTGTACTACCGTTAGCAATCACAGTTGATTTATTCCAGTAGATATTAGTCAATGCTATCAAAGGATAGTTAGCATAGAAAAATTGTGTAGTCTCAGGTGCTTGCGCAATTGGTGCTACCTTGTCATAGATCACACGATAGATGTCATTGGTAGTGGTGTAGCTGAAACTGAATGTATTGATAAAAGGATCACGATATAAGATACCATCATCTGCAAAAATGTTAGTGCTGGAATATTTGCCTGTTACATCAATAACATCAAGATAACGACTAATGCCGCTACTGGTACGGTTAACTGCTTTGATCTTTAAAATATTACTGAATAATGTGTAAGGTAAGATATTATAATCTTCACCTGTGATCATACGATTCTGTGTGTAGAACTGTTGTGGTGCTTTCTGACGTACATCGTCAAGACTTTCACGTGTGGCTGAATTTGCCACTGTGTACTGTAGACTGGCTGTGATTGTAATGGTTTCGACACGGCCACTTGCACTGATATAGTTAATAGGAACTACTACACCCTGCATTTCGTCAGGAGTAATTTTGTATTGTAGGCCATTGCTGGTTCTGTAATACACACGGAAATTGCCTTGTGGAATATTACTAAATGAGCCATCACCAAATACTAGATCAATTTGATCACCTGCACGACTGTTAACTTGATAGATATTTCTATTAGTGCTTTGATTGTAGATAACATTGGTATTGGCCACAGCTGGAACCTGTTCCCACAATGTGCCTAGATTGCCATTGGTGTCTACACTGTATAACCAAATGTCACTGTTGTTAATATTGTTAGTATTGATACTGTATACACGATTAGGCACACTTTCAGCAAAGTTAAAGTCTTGGCTTTGTAGTTTACCCTGTACAAAATACAAGAAGTAACCAGTATTAACTGATCCATTACCTAGGTTGTCATTTTTGTATAAGAAATTAAACGGTGCATTCAGATATGGATTTACTTCATATATGTATGATTGTCCTGCTGAAGTTGGGCTTACCATTTCAAACGGCATACCGGTGCCCGCCACTGTGGCATTGAAACTATATGTAGCTAACACATTAGGTATTAGATTAATCTGATATTCATCATTGGTGATGCCATTGATTAACTGGCTAGCACTAGGCTTACCAATAGCTTGATTGCTGATCAATGCAGCATTTAAGATTAAGGTAAATTGTTCTTGCCAGTTACCGTTGCCTGCATCTGCCCAGTTAATCACTAGGTTTGATAGATTAATACCATTGCTGTCGTAAATTGTTTCAGTTGTGCTAACTGATGTAAATTTTAAGAATCCACGACTGTTGATATTGCGTTTAGGGTTATAGCTAATTAAGCGAGCTAGTTTAAGAATACTGTCACGACGTTGTGCTGTGTCAATAAAGTTTTCACGTGCGTTTAAGTCGCCACGGAAAGCCAATGATTGGCCTAAAAAGGCAATCATATCAATTAAGGCAATGAACTCACTTGACTCAATGAAGTCATTAAAGTCTTCTGGATAGTAAAGCTGTAGGTAGCTTACCATTGAAGCACGAAGTGTTTCGTAATCGTAACTTTGGAAGTCAGCGTTACGGAATGTTTGATATAGTTTAGTCCAGTCTTCAGCGACTAATAAACTGGTTTGTCGTGTGGTGGTTGCCATCTTTATTCCCTAATATAATGTATTTATCAGGTTTAAAAACTGCGCAGTTAATAATTAGTGTGCTGTAAGGGTATTGGTTGCGTTGTTGAAGTTCATTAGCATGGTATTAACTTGATTAGTTAGTACATAGCGTAATTGTACTTCAATTTGTATGCCTTGATCATATTCTGTGATAACAATATTATCAAAACTCACACGCGGATCATAGGTAGCCACTGATTGTACATCTTGGCTGATCACTGATTTTAGGTCTTCTGTAAAAGGCTCGTGTAAGACATTCCAAATAATAGTACCAAAATTTGGATTCATTAGCTTTTCGCCCTTGCGGATATTAAAATGATTAAGTATATCGCGTTTAATCAAGTCAAAATCTGTCAAGCGCCAGTTTCTTGTGCCTGCTAGTGTACTAAAACCTTTATATGTGTTTGCCATACAAATATTTATCCGGCATTTACTGTTGATAATTGTGGCGCAAGTACCTGCACAGCATATTTGCCTTTGTTAAAATATGTGGCTCCAGTGGTGCCATAAGCATCTGCACCGCTTTTACCGTTGCGATAATCGCGTGCCCCGCCAGGGCCTAATAGGTGTGCCACAGCCAACATACCTGCTACGTCTTCTGGTGATTGATCAGATGTAACACAGCCCAATTTACACATACTGGTGTAATTGCGTTTGGTATAAGCACACATTGCGGCTTCTTGTTCTGCTGGACTACCTAAGAATGTCTGTAGGCTATCCATGCCGTTTTTGCCAGTCCAATTATTGGGATTGTTTAACTGTGCGTTTGACTTACAGGTACTCTTGACATAACGGCCATCAACCAGTGCAGGCCAACCAAATTGATATTTGCCTACGTAGCCAATGCTGTTGACTGTGTTATATTTGCCACCACTTTCACTCTTACCAATAGTGGTGTAGTAGGCAGTAAGTTGTGCAGAAGTCAGACTACCAATAGTACAGTCACAAGGTGGTTGGTTGCGTAGATCAGTTGCGGTTGCAGGATTTTTTATTCCTGTGTCTTGTGCTTGTTTAGTAGCATCTACAGGTGCATTATATGTTCCAGGCTGTATACCTGGACTTTGTGGCACAAAGAATGCTGCGGCTGTGGTTCTAGTAAATGGTTCGTGTGTTGGCGCAACCGTAACAATCGTATCTAATGTGCCAGGATTAATTACCCATTGTCCTACAGTGTTTTGTGCTGTATCAGGCAAACTCTGATGTTGAATACCTTTTACTTCTTTGGCTGATTTTGATTTTCCTGACTGTGCGTACCATCCGCTGCCATCTACAGCAACCACCCCACCTGATTTAAGTGATACTTGTCCTGTGGCATCTACAATAAATTCTCCGCCAAGTTTTAACTGTGTTGCTCCTGCTTGTAGATTAAATGCACCTGGACTTAGTATGTTAGTCGTTGACGTGTTCATTTGGAATGTGCTGGTGGCATTCATATTGATATTCTGTGCATTAAAGTTAATGTCAGCATCACTGTGGAAGTTAATAGTTCCAAGACTTCTAACATTAAAATTACTGCCAGCAAATATATTCAATGCGCCATCACTGCCTAACTCAATCCAATTATCACCATTGGCATTGGCAATATAAAGAATATTGTTAGTGTCATTCATCAGGATTTGATGTCCACCTGCTGAACGCAGACGTATCAATTGATCTATGCCTAGGGCTGTACCATCATCCATAACAAATGAATGTCCACCTTTACGTGTTTTAACAGTAAAGTAGTCAGGAGGTAAGTTGCCGCTGTTTAATTTAGTAACATATTCTTTGTCGTCTGCTGGATCGTTGACAAATGGACGGCCTGGGGTGGATATACCAAATACCTGACTAGGGCTTTCGCGCTGACTTGAGCTTGAAATAGCACCACGCACTGGATCTTTTTCAAGACCCTGTTGTTGTAGTATACCGTATTGGAATTTGTGTATGGGTTTATTGTTATTGTAGAAACTTGAATTAGTAACATCTGCTGTCTGATACTCATTGAATTCCACTACAGGAACAATGTCACCTTGTTTGTATGTGTTGTTTTCGTTTTTACCAAGACTAGTAGTATCTACATTAGGAGTACCAGCAATAGCTGGAATCATATAGTGACTTAGGCTTGAGTCAACACAGGCCAACCAGTATCCACGTAAAGGATCCCCTGCGATAAACAGAACAATCACTTCAACTTCAAGGTCTGGTGGTACTGCCCACATACCATAGCTGTGTGACACAGTTTCAAAACTGTTGGTTGTTGGAGACTGTGCTCCAGACTTCTGTACTTGACTGGTATAGCCCATGAATGGACTAGCATATGACACTGTGCGCCAATTGTTAGGATCATCAGCAGGTCCGCCTAGATCAGGAATATATACCTGTAGTCGACCACTGCGTGTTGGATCTAGATTGTTTTTAACCACACCAATGTATGGATACGGATCAACACGTGTGCCGCTGGCTTCTTCTCTGCGTAGATTTTTTGCTACTTTACTTGCTATTCTATGATCGATTGCCATTTTTTAATTATCCTGTAACTGCTGCTTGGCCAGGAACTTGATTCCCTTTAATACTTATTGGTGTAAAATTAGGAACGATTGCTTGTGGTTCTGTTTGATCTGTAATAACAGCACTAGGCGCTGTTTCGTTTACGGCCATCAAATCCTGTTGTCCAGGAGTAAATCCTCCGCCGCTGGTTTCTGTTTGATCACCATAGTAGCCTCCAGAATAGTCAGGGCCAATGGCCTGAGTAATCTGTTGGTCTTGGCCAGGTGTTTGATTATTAGCACTGTCTGCAGCAGAAGCAGTGCTTGGGTCTGGACCACCTCCAGCTACTTCTACAGTAGGCACAGGAGTTGGTGGAGTTACACCAGGAGTTATTTGAGCTGTTGGTGTTCTATTGTCACTGGTTTGATTATTTTGTCCATTGACATAATCGTATGCCTGCTGTCTTACCAATCTAACCAGTTCTAGTTCTTGTGTAAATTGTCCGTTGGTAAAGTGACTAGATACTTTAGTTACTATGTACAGTCCTGAAAACACACTCTGTTTGTAGTTGGTGTTAAACTTCATAAACCCAGTGGTTTCGTCAATGTCTGACGGAATTCTAAACAATAGCTGTACGTAAAGTCCGCCCTTGTCCATGACTAAACTACTGTTACCAGCAGTTAAACGTGGATCTGTACTGGGTTTAGATGCAACATTAAATCCTTCTAGCGGAGGTCTATAGAACACATCATCCTGTTTAATGTAGTCAGGATCTCCAATGATTTTTAATTTAACATTCAGCATGTCAGCTTGACTGTTGGTCATGATGCTGGCTTCTAGATCCACTGACGCAGTTTCTTTGGCTGTGCTAGCACCACCAGTGGCATTGCTTCTAGAGTTTTGTACTACTGGTTTCATTACCAGTGGCATCACAGCATCATATTGACTGCTGGCCGCAGTGGTAGTCGTAGGAGCATTACCACCGCCGTTGTAGTTTGGATAGTTTTGTGTTTGATTATCCGTGGTGTTGCTGGCCGCAGTTGGATTAACATCTGTTAGACTATTTCTATAGGCAGTGACCTGATTAAAGTATAGTGCATTAAATTTAATATCAAAATCTAAAACGTCATCATTTTGTCCTGTATACAGATAGTTGTAGTATTTCACAGGATATAGTTGCACACCTTGTGGGCCTATGTCAGCACGTAGATTGTAAATTTTATATGGTATTACACTGTAGGTAATTTCTCTGGCCCACACACGTTTACGTACATCAAAATCTAATAGTCTGACTGTAGGAATAATTTTAAACCAATACAGTGGTTTATCTTTTAATGCTTCTTTCTTGCTGGCATAGTCAGGATCTTCAGGCACAATCAATTGATTCTGTATGTAATCGCTATTTCTAACTATGTAGTCAATGAGCCTGTCAATAGTTGTGCCTGCTTGTATTTGAAATATAGCTTTAGTAGGATCATATAACGCTACGTTTGGGGTAGCTGGTGCCGCTGGAGCTGGTATTGTAGTTGTTACTCCAAGTCTAGCATTCTGTTGAGTAGCGTAGTCTTGCATACGTTTAGCATAGGCTGCATCTGACTCACCAGGTGCTTTGATAAAATATGTTTTGTCATATGAACCAGCAATGGCATTATTTGTTGTAGTGGCAGAAGCCGTGGCTGCTTTAATTGCGGCATTTTGAGTATTAGCATAATCTCTCATACGTTTAGCATAGGCTGCATCTGACTCACCAGGTGCTTTGATAAAGTATGTCTGATCTACTACCCCTGAAGTGTAGGTTGGTGTTGCACTGGTAGTAGCAGGTGTGGGGTTGGCTGTGGTTGTTTTAACCGTGCCGCCAACTGTCTGTCCTAGATCAGCACGCTTCATAGCCACAATGTCACCTGGGGTTTGATTGCCCTTCATTGATGTTTCTTTTGGTGTATGTCTAAGTTGATCTGTAAATAAACTGTCGCCTATGCTGATGGTTGTACCATCATCTAGTGTGGTCTTAGGAAATTCAAATCTATAGACATCAGCTACACTGATTTTATTATACTGCACCAACGCCTGCATCCATTGATTAATCGCACTGCCATAACTTGAGAATTTATTATATGCTGGAGGGGTTGATGGTGTTGGTTTAGCAGTGGCAGTGTTAGGCTGCGGAGTAGTTGGGATTGACGCAAATCTATTTTTCCCTGTGGTCTGCGTTGCTGAATTTGTTGGGGCAGGTGTTGATCCATTGGCCGCCTGCACTTCTGCTCTGACTGCGTTTAGTGCTGTGACTTCATCAGCAGTTGTGCCTTCTACACTTTGGAAAAAGTTAGCCACAGTGCTGGCAGTAATTTCAAAGTTTGCAGGAGTTGAACAGGTAGACATATCATATGCTGAATGATGGAATGGCACATAGGTGATTTTATATTCTGCACCTTTGACTGTTACTCTGATTTCCAAATTGGTGATTTTACATGGTACACGTTTTCTTAGATCTTCAATTGAGCCCAAGATACTGCCATCATCGCCCATGGCAAAGAAATCAATTTGAATTAGATATGGCATATCTAAATAGTTTTGTGCATTGATGTCTTTGGCCGCTAACAATAATCTTTCTACAAAGGTAAATCCATAGGGTTCAATTAAGGTAAATGACCCTTCTATGGCATTGGTATTTCTACTAAGGTCATTAGGCGCAATAACTGTGGTCATGCTAAAGTCTTCAAAATAGAAGTCTTCACTAAAGAATTGATTTCTAGGAAAATTATCGGGACTGTAACGGCCAGCACTGGCCACTAGAACATTTTTTGGTGTATAGGTTTGAGTTTCTACAGTATGATTATAGTCTGAATCTGATAGTAGATGTAAACTTAGACCGTAGATATAGCTAGGATAGTCTTTTAATCTATTAGGCAAAGGTTTGTTAGTATTAGTATCAGGTGTTGCTGTAGTAGGTTTACTAGGAGCATTAGGACTATTATAGTTTGGTGCTGTGTTTAAATTTTGTGTAGTATCTGCCGCAGGATTAGGTGCTGTGTCTGCTACACTTGCTTCATTGGCCACAGGTCCTGTTGTTATAGTTTCAGCACTAGGATCAAATCCGCCGCCACTGGCTTCATTTTGATCACCGTAGTATCCACCTGCATAACTTGGTGCAAGATTTTGTTGTTCGCTGGCAGACAATGCCGCAGGACCTGGAACATTGTTAGCCGTAGCTATAGTAGAACCGCCGCCACTGGCTTCTGTTTGTTCGCCATAGTAGCCGCCTGAATAGTCAGGTGCTAGGCCTGTAACACTAGGAGGAGGTGAACTAGGAGTATTGACTAACTGGGTTTCAGCGTTATCTTGAGTAATCACGTCAGTCATTTGTTACAATCCCAATGCTGATGTTAGATTCTGTTTCTGTGGTACGTAGATAACAACACCTGGCACAAAGTCAAAAATTGGATCTTGTATAACATTAGGATTTCTAACAGCAAATACCCACCATAGGCCTGGATCTCCATATAAGTCAAAGGCCAACAGATCAGGACGATTACCATATATCTTATCAATTTGGTATTGTACATCTGTAGAATTAATTGGTATGTTAGGAATATTAGCCACATCTAAGAAAAAACTGTAGATGTCTGTGTTAGCATACGGGCTGGTCTTGTTATAAGCCACGGTCATTAGATGAATCCTCCGACACCTGTTTTGGTGTCTTTGATTAATTTACCCTGCGCAAAGTCAGTTAGGTTAAATCTATTGTGTAAATTATTGCGACTATACATTGGGCGTAGAGTCACTGCAATGGTACTGGTAGTAGGCACACGAGTATGTGTGGTTATGGTACTAAATCCTGTGGTGTTGCCTGCAGCCACAATGGCTTTAGTTGCCGCTGTTGTAGCCTGTGTACTAGACTGCAACAGACTAGGTACTGTACCTGGATCCAGTGCGCTGGTATCTACACTACTGTTTGGTCCTTGTGTATTTTGTGGACTTTCTGTAGATGTTGTTAGACTAGTTTGGCTAATTGGCACTTGTATGTAGTCAGCTTCATTTGGTAAGGTATGAGTGAAACTAGTAATCACGCAAGGAACGTGCGGGAAGTAGTGACTGCCGTAGCCGTCTAAGAATACAATAGGTGGAGGATTGCCTACGTTAGCGCCTTGACCAAAGAACATTTTAGTCACACTACGGAAGAAGTAGACTGCGGCCATTAGATATTGTCCGTCTGCCACTGTCTGTACAGTAAATTCACCAGATACCTGTATGTCTGCCACTTCTGAATAGTTGTAGAAATGTGCGGGATAATTACTATGTGTAAGCTGTGCAGTGCTGTAGTTGGCGTTATGTGTCACTGCAATCTGTGGTGTGTATGGCCAAATAACTCCGTTAGTTTCTACCAATGGATACATCAATGAATTTGCTGGGATTCCAGGATCTTGATAGAATATTTGTGCGCTAGGTGCTAGACTTACACGCACACGCCAATCATCTTCAGCAGCCGCAGTTGCTCCGCCCTGTGCGCTAGCTGATTGAAAGCCAATATTAGGTACATTTACAGGAGCACTAGAAGCGCCGCCAGGCAACAGTCCAGCAACACTTAGTCTGCTGGTACTGGGATTTAGTAAATCAAATGCAGTGTTACTGCCGCCACCTAGGCCTGGTACGCTGCCTGATTGTCCAAATAATCCGCCAAATATTGACATGTTGTAAAATACCTCTTGTATCATGTATTTATAGGTTATATAATAGTAGTAGTTTAAAAGGAACCCCTGAACTATGAGAAAGGTAAATTATCTTAATAATAAAGATATTCTTAAAGAAATTGCAAAAAGTAAGCTGACATACTGTAGTTTTATAGATGATTCAGTTAAAAATTATGATATGATTGTTACTGGTGTAGGAGCAATCACTAAAAAAGCAGTAACAGAAGCACGTAAGCTACGTGCAGAACGCCTAGCTAAAGAACAACAAGAAGCAGAACTACTGTTAGGAAATAAGCGCAAGCTAGATGAATTCCTAACTCCTGCCAAAGATATTCCAGTCACTGATGTGGTTTTTCGTGTGATGACCTGGGACCACATACCCATCGACGAAGCAAAACAAAAGAAAGCTGACGCTAAAGCCCAAGAAGAATACGATTCTGATGAAGATAACTTTGAAACAGAATACGACGAGCCTGTAGTAGTCAAAGGCGCAACCAAGTATACCAAAGTAAACTTTCCTCCGTTCCAACACTACAAAGTAGATGAAGAATTAAATCCTATTTGTGTAGGTAAAAGTCATTGGAAAGGTGGTTTAGAAAAAGGCAAGTTCAGTAAAGATCATGGCACTATGACTGCTAAACTAGCACACATGTTTATTAAACTATGTGAACGCTATGCTACTAGGTCTAACTGGCGTGGTTATACTTATAATGATGAAATGCGTAGCCAAGCATTATTACAACTAAGTCAAATCGGCCTACAATTTGATGAAGCAAAGAGTCAAAATCCATTTGCCTATTACACAGCGGCAATCACCAACAGCTTTACCCGTGTTCTTAATATTGAAAAGCGCAATCAAAACATTCGTGATGATATTTTAGAAATGAATAATTATTCTCCAAGCTACACACGCCAAGGAGACTGGGGCGGAGGTGGTGGCCACTACGAAGAATAATTTGGCAATTCGCAATTTGCACTTTGACCTTAACTAACTTATACTATATACATGGCTAACCTATTTAAAAAAGCGGCTGTTTGCACGGATATTCACTTTGGATTAAAGTCTAACAGCCAAACACACAACGACGATTGTCTTAATTTTATCAAGTGGTTTATTGCTACCGCCAAAGCTGAAGGTTGTGAGACCTGCTTCTTTACAGGTGACTGGCATAATAACCGCGCGGCAATTAACATCGTCACACTTAATTACAGTCTACAAGCCCTGGAGTTATTAAATGCCGCTTTTGATCGTGTATATTTTATCCCTGGCAATCACGATCTCTACTATAGAGATAAGCGTGATGTACAAAGTGTCGAATGGGCAAAGCATCTACCCAATGTACAAATTGTTAACGATTGGTTTTCAGACGGTGACGTTGTCATTGCTCCTTGGCTCGTTGGTGACGATCACAAACGGGTACCTAAACTAAAAGGTCAATACTGTTTTGGGCACTTTGAACTACCGCATTTCTACATGAATGCCATGGTACAGATGCCAGACACAGGTGAAATCCAAGCTGATGCTTTCCGAGGGTTTGATAAGGTGTTCAGTGGACACTTCCATAAGCGTCAAGAAAAAGGCAACATTGTCTACTTAGGTAACTGTTTCCCACATAACTACGCAGATGCAGGCGATGATAGTCGTGGCATGATGATCATTGAATGGGGTAAAGAGCCAGAATATCGCACATGGGCTAACCAACCTAAATATAGAGTATATAATCTAAGTGATGTTCTACGCACTCCAGAAAATTTACTACTGCCAAACATGCACTGTCGTGTTAATCTAGACATTGACATCAGTTACGAAGAAGCAACATTTATCAAAGAAACATTTGTTGGTACATACAATCTGCGTGAATTAACACTACTACCTGTTAAAGATGTTACTGTTGGTAGTGACATTGTTATGGGTAATATACAATTTGAAAGTATTGACACCATTGTTACTAATCAATTGACTAATATTGCAGGTGATGGGCACTACGATCCTAACTTACTACTTGATATCTATAGGCATCTATAATTGTTTAAAATCAAATATCTAACTGTTAAAAACTTTATGAGTGTAGGTAACGCTACACAGGCTGTTAACTTTGACCGCAGAGACTTAACCTTAGTCTTAGGTGAAAACGTTGACCTAGGTGGTGATGACACAGGTGCACGTAATGGTACAGGTAAAACTACTATTATCAACGCACTGAGTTATGCTCTATACGGACAAGCACTGACTAACATTCGTAAAGACAATCTAGTTAATAAAACCAATCAAAAGGCCATGCTGGTTACTATTGACTTTGAAGTTAATGGTGTTGAATATAGAATTGAGCGTGGTCGCAAATCTAATGTACTTAAATTCTATATTGGTGATCAAGAACAAGAAGCCAAGGACGATAACAGTCAAGGTGACAGCAGAGAAACACAGCAAGAAATAGAACGTTTATTAGGCATGAGTCACGAGATGTTCAAGCACGTGGTTGCATTGAACACCTACACTGAGCCATTTTTAGCACTAAAATCAAATGATCAACGTGCTATCATCGAACAACTGCTAGGTATTACCTTATTGAGTGAAAAAGCAGAAGCACTCAAAGAGCAAAGTAAGGCCACAAGGGACGCCATTCAGCAGGAAGAAGCCAACATCAAAGCTGTGTCTGATGCTAATAAACGTATTGAAGAGCAGATTGAAGCGGCACAGCGTCGTCAGATGCTATGGTTAACTAAACACAAAGATGATGTTCGTAAACTACAAGAAGCACTTGACGAATTGCAAAAACTAGATATCGATGCAGAGATTCAAGCACATAAAGAACTGTCAGCGTACAATCAAAAAAGCAAAGACATTGCTGATTTAAACACTGCTATTCAACGATCTACACAGGATCTACAGCGCGAAGTCAAAGGCATTGCTAACTTAACCAGTGATATAGAAACTCTTCGTGATCACAAGTGTAATACCTGCGGTCAGGATCTGCATGATGAAAAACATGCAGAATTGTTGTCTATCAAAGAAAGCAAACTACGTGATGCTGAGTTACAACAGAATACACATGCTAGTCAATTAGAAGAACTAATTGCAGCCAAAGCATCTATAGGTGAGCTAGGTGTTAAACCTACCACATTCTATGATACTGAAGCAGATGCTATTCAACATCGTAGCAGTGTTGCTGGATTACAGCAACAGTTAGCTGCTAAGTCAAAAGAAGAAGATCCTTATACAGAGCAGATTGCAGACATGAAAACCACTGCCCTGGCTGAGATTGACTATTCTATGATGAATGAACTGACTCGCCTTAAAGAACATCAAGAGTTCTTACACAAACTATTAACTAACAAAGATTCTTATATACGTAAACGTATTATTGATCAAAATTTAAGCTACCTAAACGCAAGATTAAGTCAATACCTAGATCGTATTGGTTTACCGCATACTGTGGTGTTTATGAACGACCTAAGCGTTAATATTACAGAACTAGGTCGTGAACTAGACTTTGATAACCTAAGTCGTGGTGAACGCAATAGACTTATCCTTAGCTTGTCGTGGGCATTCCGTGATGTATGGGAAAGTTTATATCAACCAATTAACTTGTTGTTTATTGATGAATTAGTAGACAGCGGCATGGATGCATCAGGTGTAGAAAATGCCTTGGCTATTCTTAAAAAGATGTCGCGTGATGCACACAAATCAATTTGGTTAGTAAGTCATAGAGATGAACTAGGCGGGCGTGTAAACAACATCCTTACAGTGGTAAAAGAAAATGGCTTTACCAGTTATAACACTGATGTTGAGATTGCATAGTGAAATTAGCAACATGGCATTGGCACATTGAAATATCTAGCAAGTGTACACTTAAGTGTCCGCGATGTGCTCGCACAGAAGTGCCTGACACATTAGTAAACACAGAATTAAGTTTAGACTTTTTTAAAAAGAACTTTACACCAGAGTTTATACAGAAAAACGTAGAAAAGATTACATTCTGCGGTGATGACGGTGATCCTATATATGCACACGACCTAATTCCAGTCATTCGTTATATTAAAAGTGTTAAACCTGTTAAAATTGTTATAGTTACCAATGGTAGCTATAAGAAAACTGAATGGTGGCAACAATTAGGACTTGCTTTAGATGCTGATGATCATGTACACTTTAGTTTAGACGGGTGGGATCAAGCCAGCAACGAACAGTATAGAGTAAACAGTGATTGGTCTAGCATCATAGCTGGTATTACTGCTTTTAATTTTACCACACAAGCATATACTACCTGGGATGCTATCGCATTTAGTTTTAATCAAGATCGTTTAGACTACATGCAAGAACTAGCACGTACACTAGAATTTGATCAGTTTCAATTGACTCGCAGTACTAAATTTAACAAAGTCTACACTGTATATCCAGAAGGCGACCCATTACAGCCTAGAAATGAGTTGATCAGCAGTAACTACAGGTTTCAACGAGAAATTATTAATCTTTCTGGGCGTAAAGAATCCACAGTAGGCTACGAAACTAATTTAAACCTCTATCAATCAGCTGAGGAAATAAATGGAGTTAAAGCACTGTGTGGGATTGGGGCCAAAGGACTGTTTATCAACAGTCAAGGACATTTCTTTCCTTGCTGTTGGGTAGCAAATAGATATTCACACAATAATGAGTGGTTAGACTTAGCAAAAAGTTTTAATTTAAATGAAAAACCACTAGATATTGTGTTACAAGATTCATTCTGGGACAAAAAATTTGAAAATTTTTCCTGGACTGAGTGCAAGACTAAATGTAATATATCAGTAGTAAATCAACAATACGCAACCGAATGGTAAGGAGAATTGCATGGCAGATAAACCACACCCAAGTAAACGACACAATAACCCAATGCAGTATAAGAGTGGTAAGGCCAGATTAGGTCCATTGAATGTCAAACAGCTTTCAGAATTGTTAAATAAAACACAACGTAAGAAAGATAAAGCAAAAATTACGAGAGAACTTGCTCGTAGACAAGCAGTATAATTTTTAAAAAGGAAAAGAAAATGGCAACATTACATGAACAAATTTTAGAAGCAATTGAAACATACAAAGCAGAATCAGAAAAGTTTGACGGTAAGGGTGTTAAAGCCGCTGCCGCACGTGCTCGTGGTGCATTAGGTGACTTAGGCAAACTAGCCAAAGCTCGTCGTGCAGAAATCCAAGAGAAGAAAAACAGTTTATAATTGAAAAAGATTTTATACATCAACGGAGACAGTTATTCTGCACCAACTGAGTATGGGATGTATGGCAATGTTTTATCACATCAATATAATATTGGGTTAGTAAACAAAGCTGTCATTGGTAGTTCAAACCACAGAATAATTCGATCTACTCTAGAAGATTGTATAAAATTTAAAAGACAAAATATAAACGTATATGTGATCATTGGCTTATCATTTTTCACACGTGAAGAAATATGGGCTAACACAGATAATGAATTTGTTAAAAGACTTAACGAATGCCCTGAAGGAAAATTTGTTACTTTAGACTCAGTTCGTAAAGAAGATTTAACTATTTTTGATAAACGACGATTAGTTGATTTAAATATTAATGTGCAGGTTGTACAATTACTTGTTAATATTTTTATGTTAACTAACACATTAACTTTATTAAATATTCCTCATTTTATTTTTTCTGCGGCGCATAATCAGCCCAACAGTGAATTAAAATGGGGATATTTAAATCAATTAGAAGTTTATCAAGATATTAAAAAAAGAAAGAATATTTTAGATATTTTTAATTTCAGTATCCCAACCTGGGCTAAAGAAAATAATGTAGATACTTCTGATACTGGGCATTTAGTGAGTATTGGCACACATAAAATATTTGCTGATTATCTCTATGATAATCATCTATCAAAATTAAATTGGGACATCAATGATGTATGAATATCCGTGGACTTACAATGGAAAAATATTTGAGTCTGAGGATATCAACAACTATTATGGCTTTATATATAGGATAACTAATACTGTTAACGGGCATGATTATGTTGGCAGAAAATACTTCAAAACCATCAAAAAGAGACCACCTCTAAAAGGCAAGAAAAACAAACGTAGGGAAACAGTTGAAACTGATTGGAAAACTTACTGGGGCAGTAGTCCTAGACTCCAAGCAGATATAGACAAACTAGGCCGGGACAAGTTCACACGTGAAATCATACATCTATGTGAGTCACGTGGCGAAACTAATTACTTGGAAGCCTATTATCAGTTTAAGGAAAATGTATTGTTACGTGAAAACAACTACAATGGCATTATTCAAGTTAGACTAGGTAAGAATTCCGTTAAAGATTTAAAGATTACAAAATAACAGCCCTTTTGCAGATTAAGTTCTGTGTCATGAGGAGATGGTGCTCGCGTAATGGCCGCACTTGGAACGTCTAGAGTAGACTAGACACATGACGGCACGGCAATCAATTAGGTGTAAAAACCAAAAGATTCAGGCTCTGAAACAACTCAACCTGAGAGCAAAACAACAGTTGGCTAACTACGGCTGTTTGAGCTACCGCCAGAGAAATCTAGAGTAGGGAGTACAGGCTGACCGCTTCCGTGCTGATGATAGCAATCTCTTTTAGTTAGTGTGCGAGTAGGACTCAGATAAAGCTCTCGTTGCAATTTGCCTGTAATAGGTAAATTGTGACTGAAGGATCTAGATAAAGCATTTAAGAACGTACAATAGTTCAATATATCTTAGATTAAAGAGATTAGAAGAAAAAGCATTGAGCGCAAGCGAAAATGCAGATGTCGTAGACATCTTAAAAGAATGGAAACTTACTCTTTTTAGTTGTTTCTAAGTTATCTTTGATTATCTCACCAATAATGTCTCTTTCTGATTTACTTAACAGCATAGATTCATCATAGCTAAGACCACCACGCATGTACCAACACATTCTTAAGGCGTCTTCTTTAAAGGCTCTTACCTCTTTGTCCATCTTTTCTAACTGCTGGACAATTTCTTCGTTACTTAGAGCTAAGAGCCTAGACCGAAAAAATTTGCGTAGTCAAACGTAACTTCTGTTTTATATTCATGCTGACATTCGTCACAGACATTATCATATGGTTTAAGACCAGCAGTACTGGCAATCTCAGCTAGTTTTTCCTGTACTTTGCGTACCGTTGCACTGCTGGTGCTAGAATAAAACTCTCTAATAAACCCGCTGTCAACTACCTTGGTTCCATCACTCATTAGAATATATTCTGTGCTGGCTGTTAGGTTGTCTAGATTTAATTCAATTAGTTCTTCTGTAATGGCCTTAAGGTTAGCATCACGGTCTTCTTTGCTGATTTCATTTTCGCCTTGAGCTAGAACATTTAAAATACGTTGTTCTTTATATGTGATGCTGTTGGCGTTGTTGACTGCAAAATAGTTCTGTGGTTTAAGTTTGATAGTCAAATCAGGTTCTTGAATCAAATTATCAAAGTTTGGCATGGTGATTTGATCCAGGGCCGCGTTAAGATTAACAGTATGATCATTAGTGTGTTTGCACTTAGGACAACTGGTATTGATGTCCATATCACTGCCATAACTGGCAATACGTATAGCAATCAAACAAGCATCAACGTCTACACTAGGCATAGCCCACGGGTCTTGAATACTAGGAATACAGCTTTTGACTACTTCTACAATGGCTGATCCGTTGATTAAACTATCTGGTGTACGCAGGGTAATTTCATCTTTGGTAGTCATAGGGTACACAGGCAGTTCACCTGTAGCACTGAGTGTTAGTGCGCCCTCAGGCCAATATTTGCCCTTACTAGGTAACTTTAAAAAGATCGCAGGTTGGCGAAAATGCTTGGCTAAAGGATTAGTTTGATTCATGGTGATTTTTTCCAATAAATATATGATATACTACGTAATATTTAGCACCAATAAAGTGAGCATATAATAAATGGATGAAGAAAAATTACTGGAGATGTTCCAGCGCCTGTTTGAAAAGATGGGAGCTTCTGTGGACAACTGGTCAGAAGAACTAGACAAATCCACTAAAGGTCAAACTAAGCAAGAAAAATTAATTGACCGAATCACTAAACAGTTCACTAAACTTAACTCAGATCTTGAAAAAGGTCGTAAAAAGATCATTGACCTTGGCCCTACTATCAAAGATCTTGATCAACAAATTGAAGATCTTGATGAAGGTGTAAAAAAATCTGAATTAGAAATAGAACGCCAACGTCTGGCCAACCAATTCCTCACAGCACAGTACAAAAAAGCCGCGGTACAACTAACATCAGCTATTGGCGATACACTGGTCAAGGGCATATTCAAAGGTACTAAAACACTAGTAAATGATCTGCAGAGCAACAGTAGTGGCATAGCACTAGCTGGCGATCTAATGACGCAGGCTATAGATTCGTCACAAGCTGGCATGACCGCAGTAGGAAAAACAGGCGAAGCTCTTGGGTCTGGTATGGCACAGCTTGGTGGCAAAACAGGCAAATTTGGTATAGCCTTATCTGCTGGGTCGGCCGCATTAGAATACTTTACAGCAGGTGTTGCTGAAGCTGCTAAAGCCGGCATTGACATGCTGGTTAAAGAAGTTGAAAAAACAGTCAAAGCATTTAATGACACAACAGCATCAGGCGCACTATTTGCACACGGCATGGATGATCTGCGTGCAAACGCATCACGTGCTGGTCTAACAGTTGAACAGTTTGGTGCAGTGATTAAAAATAACAATGCGGCTCTAGCAGAATCTGGTATGACAGTAGAAACAGCAGCCAGAGCTGTAGCTGATGTTACTAGTAGATATGCTGTTCAAACAGGCAAAAGCGGATTAACCTTACAGCGTGAAATGCAAAACCTAGGTATTGGTTTCCAAGAACAAGCAGAAATCACAGCACAGGTTATTGCCAGTTATAAAAAAACAGGTGCGCAGGCTACTAACTCACAGGTAGCGGCAGCCACTGTTGAAATGGCTAAAAACATGAAAGCCATGTCAGACATCATGGGCGAAGAATACAAAGCACGACAAGATGCCGCTAAAAAACAAGCAGAGCAGTATGCATTCCAAGCTAAAGTTAACGAGATAGCTAGAAAAACTAACGATCCTGGATTGGTAAATCGTGTAAATCAAGCATTGGGTGCGATGAGCGAAAGTAATCGTAGAGCGGCTATTCAAGCCACAGTATTAGGTGGTGCTGTTACTGACGTAGCAGCCAATCTAACAGGTGCCGCGGCTGCAGGGCAAGATTTTGGTAATGCACTGTTAAGTGGCAGAACAGATATTAAATCTTTAACTGACGGTACTGCTAAACTCAATGATTCATTCCAAGCTGGCACTAGCGAAATGGGCGCAGCTATTAGCCGTGCTACTATTGCTACTGGTGACCTAGCAGATGTGTCACAGGCCTATGATCAACAGCAACAAGATTCATTTAAAATGAATACCAAGAATAGAGACAAAGCACTATCAGATGCAGACAAACTATCAGCGGCACACGGTGGCCTACAAGAAGAGGTAATGGGCGCAGAAAAATCTGCACAAGATTTGAAGATGGCATTACAAAAAGAATTAACTCCCGCAATTAAGAGTTTTGCTAGTGTAGCCAATCAAATACTTGACGGAGTTAAGAAAACTCTAGCCAAAGCAGGCATAGGTAATCCAGGCGAAACAGGACGAGACTGGACAAAAATAGCAGAAGGTGCTGGATTAGCTATTGCAGGTGTAGTTGGTGGTATTGCAACATCATGGACTGGTGTTGGCGGAGTTGCTGGCGGTATTGCCGCAGAGCAAGGCGCATCAATGATGATGTCTGGGTGGAATGACCCAGTAGTCAAAAAAGCCGACGGGGGCATTGCAGATGGTCCTGTAAGCGGTTATGCGGCTCAATTACACGGCACAGAAGCAGTGGTACCACTACCAGACGGTAAAAATATTCCAGTAGAAGTTAAACAAAACACAATGGGCGGAATTGATCCTAAGATGATGTCAGACATGCTGCATGAACTGAAAAAAGGTCACGAAATGACCAAACACAGCATGGATGAATTAGTGCGACATGCTAGAACCACCGCTGGCTACTCATCACAATTAGTTCAACTAGCTAGTTAAGGCGATAAATACTGTATCTTTAAAGAGAGCATAATATGGCCTGGAAAAAATATTTCAAAACAGCAAACTCAAATTCTGCGGGATTAATGAGTCCAATTGGTAGCGGTGGTAATCTACCAGATCCACGTTATAGCAACTATGCTAGCCAACTACCAGAAGTTTACATTGGACACCCAAATCGTACAGAACGCTACAATCAATACGAACAAATGGACATGGACAGTGAAGTAAACGCGGCACTAGATATCCTTGCTGAGTTCATGACGCAACCTAATATTGAAAACGGCACAGGTTTTGATTTATTCTTTAAAGAAGATCCAACAGACAACGAAGTTAAGATACTTAAAGACCAATTACAACAATGGGTTAGTTTAAACGATCTTAACAAACGCCTATTCAAACTAGTGCGTAATACTATCAAATACGGTGATCAGGTATTCTTGCGTGACCCAGAAACATTTAAGTTATTTTGGACAGAAATGTTCAAAGTGACCAAGGTTATTGTTAACGAAGCAGAAGGCAAAAAGCCAGAGCAATATGTTATCAAAGACCTAAACATCAATTTTCAAAACCTAACAGCCACAGCATTGAGCAGTAGTGATACCTTTGTTAATCACCCGCAGGTAGGTGGACCAAGTGGTAGTTATGTACAACCACAAACACCCTACAGTGGCGGCAGTCGTTTTAGTCACGCTAAAAATGAAGCTGTTATTGATGCAGAACACGTAGTACACCTAAGCCTAACAGAAGGTTTGGACTTAAACTGGCCATTTGGTAACAGTGTATTAGAAAGTATCTTTAAGATCTTTAAACAAAAAGAACTACTAGAAGATGCTATTATTATCTATCGTATACAACGTGCTCCAGAACGCAGAATCTTTAAGATTGACGTAGGTAACATGCCAACACACATGGCTATGGCCTATGTTGATCGTATCAAAAATGAAATCCACCAACGTCGTATTCCTACGCAAACAGAAGGTGGACAAAACATGATGGATGCTACCTACAATCCATTATCAACTAACGAAGACTACTTTTTCCCAACTACAGCAGATGGTCGTGGATCAACAGTAGAAGTATTCCCAGGTGGACAAAACCTTGGTGAAATTACAGACTTGCGTTATTTTACTAACAAGATGTTCCGTGGTCTACGTATTCCCTCAAGCTACTTGCCAAACGGTATTGACGAAAGTGAACGCACATTCAGTGACGGTAAAACAACCACAGCACTTATTCAAGAATGGCGTTTTAACCAATACTGTATGCGCCTACAACGTTTGATTGTTGAAAAACTAGACATGGAATTTAAAATGTTCATGCGCTGGAGAGGTGTAAACATTGACAACAGCTTATTTGAACTACGTTTCAATGAACCACAAAACTTTGCCAAATATCGTCAAGCTGAGCTTGATCAAACACGTATTGCTACATTCACGAGCCTAGAAGGTATTGGGTATTTGAGCAAACGTTTCCTACTAGAACGTTACCTAGATCTAAGCGAAGAAGAAATGACACGCAACGATGAGCTATGGGCTCAGGAAAACGGTGTAGTAGAAGATACTACTGCTCCTGATGCTGGTCTACGTAGCGTTGGCGTAAGTAATGCAGGTATTCAACAGGATTTAGAAACTCTAACGCCAAATCCTGAAGGACAACTGCCGGCTGGCGCAGTGCCAGGAGGCCCAGAAGAAGCAGGTGCTCCAGGTAGCGCACCAGCTGGCGGTGGTGGTGCTCCCGCTGGTGGATTAGGTTTGTAGGTTTTTGGTAAATAATAACATGAACCTACTAGAAGTCTTTGACCAAATGCCGCAGGGCTATCGCAGCGAAAAAGAAGATCATACTGAGATAAAACTCAAAGATCTACGTAAAACCAAGCTGACTCTAAAGCAGATTAATCGCCTACGTATTATGAATGATGTACGTAAGTTAGAACACGAACAAAAGATCACAGGCGTACAAAAACAGTACAAAGCCCCTCCAGCTGAAGCGTCAGTAGCATAGTTATCCTCCAAAACGATTCAAAAAACTAGCATTTAACCCCCTTTTCTGTAATAAAAAGTAAATATATTAACATAATACATTTACTCTCAAGTATTAGTCCGGATTTAATATTAATTTTTAAGGAGTTCTTAAATGAGCAACAAATACGAACAATTAGTCGAATTCATCATTAACGATGAAACAGACAAAGCTCGTGAACTTTTCCACAAGATCGTTGTAGAAAAATCACGTGATATCTATGAAAGTCTAGTTGAAGAAGAAGACCTAGACGAAGTAATGGGTGGCAACGAAGTTGAAGAAATGGTTAACGACGTTCAAATGGACGAAGAAGGCATTTCAGAAGAAGAAGAAGAGTTTGGTGACGAAGAAGATTCTGAAGAAGACGAAGATGGTGCTTTTGATCACGACGAAGGTCACGAAGAAGCTGGTGAAGCTGAATTAGAAGATCGCGTGGTTGACCTAGAGTCAGCACTTGACGAACTTAAAGCAGAATTTGATGCACTAATGGCTGATGAACAACATGAACCAGAACATCATGATGGTGTTGACGATCCAAATTTTGGCGGCGAAGAAGACATGATGTACGAGTCAGCTGAAGACGACGAAGAAGATGACGAAGAAGACGACGAAGAAGATTTAGAAGAATCTATCGTTCGTGAATACGTTGAAAACGTTGGTACACCTTACTCAGGTGAATTAGATGGTAAAGAAGGTAAAACAGTTGGTACAGGTAAAAGCTTCAAATCACCTATCCAAACTAAAGACCCTGTAGCATCTAAGAACGACATGGGTGGTTCAGCTAAGAATATCGCTACTGGTAAAGCTAATGCTAATCCAGATGGCAACACACCAGCTAAAGAAGGTGCTGCAAACGCTTACAAGAAAGGCGAAACAAAAATGCCACACAGCGGTCAATTTAAAAACGTACCAGGCAGCAAGAAAGTTTGGGATGGTGGCGGAGATGGCGGTCACGGTGCTGAAAAGAAAGGCGCTGGTGAAGGTAAACTAGCTGGTAACGACGGTAGTCGCCCAATTGGCAAAACACCTGTTATCAAAACAACACCACGTTAATTATTAGGAAACCATAGCAATGGCATTTTATCTTAAAGAGAACTTAACTTTTGACGCAGCTAGAATGGAGGTTCTAACAGAATCTTCAGCTGACGGCAAAGGTAAGAATCTTTACATGAAAGGTATTTTCATTCAAGGTGGCGTTAAAAACCACAATGAACGTGTATACCCAGTAACTGAGATTGAAAGAGCCGTTAGCACACTAAATGAACAAATCAAGGGTGGCTACAGCGTCTTAGGCGAAGTAGATCACCCTGATGATTTGAAAATCAATTTAGATCGCGTGTCACATATGATTACTGATATGTGGATGGATGGTCCTAATGGTTTTGGCAAATTAAAGATTCTTCCTACTCCAATGGGTCAGTTAGTTCAGACCATGTTGGAATCAGGAGTAAAACTTGGTGTTTCATCTCGTGGTAGCGGCAACGTGAACGAGGGAGACGGCAAAGTAAGTGACTTTGAAATAGTCACAGTAGATGTAGTTGCGCAACCAAGCGCACCAAATGCATATCCAACAGCTATCTACGAGGGGTTGATGAATATGCGCGGTGGCAGTAAGGTATTCGAGATGGCAAAAGAAGCCAGCGCAGATCAAAAGGTACAAAAATATTTGAAAGAGCAAGTTACTCGCTTGATCAAAGATTTGAAAATTAAATAGGAGATCACAATGTTAGACGCTATCAAACCATTGTTGGAAAGCGGCATCATTAATGAAGATACTAAGCAAGCTATCAGCGAAGCTTGGGAATCACAAATTAATGAAGCACGTGAAGCTGTTCGCTCTGAATTGCGCGAAGAGTTTGCACAACGCTATACACATGACAAACAAGTAATGGTTGAAGCTCTAGACAAAATGGTTACTGAAAGTCTCGCCGCTGAACTCAAAGAGTTCGCCGAAGAGAAACAAGCTCTTGTTGAAGACCGCGTGAAATTTAAACGTCACATGGTTGAATCAGCAGGTAAGTTTAATGACTTTATGGTTACTAAACTTGCAGAAGAAATCAAAGAACTACGTGCAGATAAGAAAGTTCAAAACGAAGCAGTAGCTAAGTTAGAACGTTTTGTTATTCATGCGCTAGCTGAAGAGATCAAAGAGTTTGACCAAGACAAGCAAGCTGTTGTTGAAACTAAAGTAAAACTAGTAGCAGAAGCTAAACAAAAATTAGCTAAACTACAAGAAGCTTTTGTTGCTCGCAGTGCTAAACTTGTTAAGGAAGCAGTGGCAAACAATCTAGGCTCAGAACTAGCTCAACTTAAAGAAGATATCCAAGCTGCTCGTGAGAACATGTTTGGTCGTCGCTTATTTGAAGCATTTGCTCAAGAATTCGCTGTTACACACTTAAGTGAAAACGCTGAATTCGCAAAACTTAAAGCAGAAATTGCAACGAAAGATGCAGTGATCGCTGAAAGCAAAAAAGCACTAGCTGAAAAAGAAGTATTAGTTGAGTCAAAAGAAAAAGAAGTTCGAGTAATCAAAGAAAGTGTAACTCGCAAGGAAGCACTAAACGGTTTACTCAAAACATTAAACAAAGAGAAAGCTGAAGTAATGAGCAGCCTACTCGAGAATGTGCAAACTGATCGTCTTCAGGCTGCATATGAAAAGTATCTACCAGCAGTTCTAAACAACACTCCAGCTGTTAAAGCTGAAAAAGCTGTATTAGCTGAGAGTCGTGTAGAAGTGACAGGTGATAAATCTGCTAAAACAGACGTAGAAGT